CAGGGACCAATAGGTCCAATAGGACCAATAGGACCTACAGGACCACAGGGATCAATAGGACCAATAGGTCCAATAGGACCTACAGGACCACAGGGACCAATAGGACCAATAGGACCAGGAGGTCCAGCAGGAGTAGATGGACCTACAGGACCACAGGGACCAATAGGTCCAATAGGACCTACAGGACCACAGGGACCAATAGGTCCAATTGGACCTATCGGCCCTATCGGACCAACAGGACCACAGGGACCAATAGGACCGATTGGTCCTATCGGAAATCAAGGGCCCATTGGACCGATTGGTCCTATCGGACCAATTGGTCTCATTGGTCCACAAGGTCCACAGGGACCAATTGGTCCGATAGGACCAACAGGACCGACTGGTCCCGCTGGCGGCGGTGATTTCAGTAATATTTCTGAAGATGTTTTGCCTTCAATTGATGGTGTATTTGATATTGGTTCACTGAATAAAAGATGGTATGACATTTTTGTCACCAACTCAATCAATTTTGATAATGATATTACACTAAAAAGTAATACTGTTACTTCTAATGGATTAACCGAATCAGTGCTTGTTTTAAATTCTGATTTCAGTGCCAACGACATTGTTGTTAATTCAGCTTTAATAGATGAAATATTACTCAGTCAAAATATTATTCTACCTGATGATGACACCGCTCTCGAATATCTAGGTAATAGAGGTATATTAATAATTGACGGCAATTTAGATGTTCAAGGAGATTGGGTAAAATTTCCAGTTGTTCAAAATACTTCCACAACAACTATATTAACCACTGGTTGTGAAGGTATGGTTCGTTATAATAAAACTCTTGGTAGTTTTGAGGGCTATACATCTGAATGGGCACCACTTAAAGATATCTCTGTTGTGCCAACCGCCACTTTGTCATCTACTCAACTATGTGCAGGAACTGTTGGTAACAATAGTATATATTTTGGTTGTTTTGCTGGTCAATGTAACACGACCGGCCGTCATAACATTTTTATTGGAAATTCAACTGGCAGAAGGAACACTTTTGGCAGCTGTAATTTGTTTTTAGGAAATGAAGCTGGCGCATGTAATATTACTGGATCAGATAATATATTTATTGGCCATAGAGCTGGATTCTCCTGCTTCAGTGGAAGCGGAGTTGTTAATTCTAAAAACATTGCTATAGGAAAATATGCTGGTGAATGCCACTCTGGAGGACAATATAACTTCTTTGCCGGCCATTATGCAGCAAGAAGGGTTCTTACAGGAACAAGTAATATTTTCATTGGCCATGAAGCAGGTATGTGTGCCAGTGGAAGCCAAATCAATATCTTTATAGGCAGATACTCCGGGCGATCTGCCGGACCCAGCAGTGGAAATGTTTTCATTGGAGACCGTTCCGGATCTAAGAGCACCACTGGTTCGTACAATGTGTTCTTTGGAGTCAGCGCCGGATGTGAAAATACCACCGGTTGCCGCAACTTCTATGCGGGCCATCTTGCGGGACGTTTTAACACCACTGGTTCCAATAATGTCTTTATAGGATTGCATGCGGGCTGCGGCACATTCCCAAGCACGGCAAAAGAGAACATAGCCATTGGTTACTATGCTGGTGCATGTTTCTCAAATGCATGCAATAATATTATCTTTGGAAAAAACGCAGGCCAAAGGGTATCTTCTGGCTCCTACAACTTCTATGCAGGAACGAATGCGGGACTATGCAGTACTACAGGAACAAATAATATTTTGATTGGAAAATGTACTGGTGTTGGTACTTGTGGATTGGCAAATATTACCAACGAATCTAATCGTATTATTATGGGCAATAATTCTCACACATGTGCTCAGATTAAAATTGCGTGGACCGCAACATCAGACATACGTGATAAATGCATATTTGGTCCAGTCCCTCATGGTAAGAATTTCTTATCAAAAGTTAATCCTATTACTTTTGCATTTAAAAATCGTGAAACCAATGAAATTACTGATCCGCAAGGCAAGAAGAGATACGGATTCTCGGCTCAGGAAATTTTAGATCTGGAAGGTGATGCACCAGTATTAGTAGGAGCAGGAGATCCTGATATACTTGGACTAACTACAGACTACATTATACCAATTCTTGTAAATGCAATCAAAGAACTTTCTTCTGAACTAGAAGTTGTTAAAGCTAGGTTAGATGTACTTGAAAACTAATATTTAATAAAAAATTAAGGTTATAGAAACAGATTATTGCGGTCATAACATTCTTAATTACAGTTACTTTATTAAAAAAATGATACCTAACACACTGTGGCAAACTTGGAAAACCAAAACTATTCCGGAATCCATTAAATATCAGGCAGATTCTTGGATCCAATCCAATCCACAACTGAATATAAAATTGTTTGATGATCAAGATTGTGCCGACTTTGTGAGAGAACACTTTGATTCGGAGATATATGATCTATATTTGTCTTTACCACAACCTATCATGCGAGCAGATTTTTGGAGAGTTGCTGTAATATATGTATATGGTGGTTATTATGCCGACCTTGATATTATCTGCAATCAGCATATTTCCAGTTTTATTACTACAACTGTAAATACAGTGTTTATAAAAGAACTTGACAATATTGGCAATTTTTTCTTTGGTGCAGAACCTGGAAATCCTGTTTTGAAACTTGCACTTGATTCGATGATAAACGAATCTAAATGTATAATAGATAAAGAAACGCAAAGTTTTGGTATGCACTCTTTACATAGTGTAGTTAGAAATTATTATGGTGTAATAGGAACTGATTATCCAAATAATGATCAGACACTCACTTTAAATTATGAACAATTAAAACAAAAACAAATTTTAATTCACCAAATGGCCAGTTTGGTGCCTAATCTAAATTATGAATCTTGGAGAAACCGTGCGAATATCATGATCCTTGAACGAGAGCGGTGTGACATTATATTGTTTTTCACTACATTTAATAAAAATGGATATTATCTTTATGGTCGAGATTGGATCAAAAGTTTTATAGTTATTGCCAATTATTACAACAAAGTTCGTGCCAAAATTTATTACGAAGGGTTTCTTCCTGATGTAGAACATCCAAGTATCACCTGGGTGAAATATGAAGATGTAATCACGAATCACCATGTATGGAAACAACAGTATTTATTAAATACTACACACAATGATTATGTTCGGACTATGACAGTTAGATTTAGTCACAAAGCATTTGTAATACAACATGCATTAGATAATAACTCAGATGATTATCTAATATGGTTAGATGGTGACTGTATTTTTAAAAATGCGGACTATAGTAATTTTCCATCTGGTCTTTTAGGTGATAAATTTTTGGCATGTCAAATAGAACCTAATCATGATCTAAATCATGTGGAATCAGGTATATTAATTTTTCAAGGTCGCCACCCTGATACCAAAAAATTTAATAAGGAATTTAAAAAAAATTATAGAGTGGAAAACATACTTCCTATGGGTCAACCTTATGATGGGTTTTTGGTTTTTAAATCTTTGCTCACTTCTGGCGTTGAATATGTTGATTTAAACAAAAATTATGGTCAAGGTGGAATTCAAAGTGATCCGAATATGACTTTTTGTAACCCTGAAATCAATTCAAAATTTATTCATAATATTGGTTGGACTGGAAAAAATAAATACAAGGATTGGCAATTCATAATTGAACGTGATGATATTTATAAAAAAATGAAAGGCATGTTGTTTGGAAACAATACTGTAGAAATGCAAATCAAGAAAGAAAAAGCTTTTCATAAATTGCAAAAGTTAAAACAATTGAAAAAAATTAAATGAAAATATTTCTTATAAATTTAAAAAAAGATACAGAACGACTTGATTTAATACTACATCAATTTAAAAAATTTAATATAACCAATTTTGAAATTGTGGAGGCAGTGTATGGAAAAGAATTGAATGACCTAGAATTAAACTCTTGTTATAACAGAAAGAGCGCATCTAGAATTATTAGAGAATTATCACTATCAGAAATTGGATGCGCTTTTTCTCATATAAAAGTATATCATCGAATAATTAAAGAAAATAAACGATGTTTAATTATCGAAGACGATGTAATTTTATCTGATGAATTTGTAAATTTTATTGATATAGAAATTGAAGATTCATGTGACATTGTATTTTTTGGATTAGACACATCTAACTGTGAACATGAAAATTTACCTAAAACTTACCTTTACAAAAATATAAGATATTCAAAAAATCTTTATGGCCACACAAACAGGTGTTACTTAAAAAATTCATATTCCACTTTTGGTGATATGAATTTTTATGACATTGATGAACAAACAATAAAGTTTAATTTATTGATTGGCACCCATGCGTATGCTCCGTCGGTTGAAGCATGTTATAAAATTATTAACATTAATTATCCAGTCAAAATGATGGCAGACTATGTTTGGAATTTTTGTGATTTATCTTTTAAAATTTCAAAACAAAATATAGTAAATGTTAATCGTTCCCTAGAAAGCACGATTTCTGCTGATAGAAATTTTATTAACGAAAATTGCCAATATGGTAAGCACTTTGTAAAAAAAATAACCAGTGAATGGTATAATAAATGATTACTGCAATAAAAAAACTGCATCAGATATGGATTACGAATAACAATATGCCACCAAGTCAATATGTGTCTGAACAAATGTTAAAATTGAAGGAAATGTATAGCGATTATGAATACACATTGTATGATAATGATGCATGTAGAACTATTATTGAATCTGAATTTGGTAAAGGTGCGATTAAATTATACGAAACATTAATTCCTTATGCTTTTAAGGCAGACCTAGCTAGATATTGCATATTATATAAATACGGAGGTCAATATTTTGATGCAACACTATGCCCGGAATTTCAACTTAATGTTATGTGTGATGCGTTGGTTTACAAAACACCAGACGAATTTACTAATAATTTGCATGCGATAGAAAATGGCGCCATGATATTCAATGTTACGCGCCATAATTTTTTACTTGACGCTATTGAACAGTGTTTAAAAAATATTAAAAAACAAGATTATGGAGTTCACGCACTATCAATAACCGGACCGATCATGCTTGGTTCTTTGCATTCGACAAAAGAATATAATTTACTTATTGGACATAGCAAAAAAATTAACAGTATACAAAAAGCATCTTTTTTTGGTGAAGAATTACATTGGATACATCGTGATATTGGCACATACTTGCACGATTCTAAACATGAATGTAAAGGAGTTAATGACTATAGATATTTGTATAATTCAAAACAAGTATTCACAAATAAAAAAGATATAAATGAAAACACTAAGCATGTGTCTAAAAATAATTTTAACATTGCTGTTTCACAAAGGTGGTGGTCCAGAAATCGTGGTGATGAAACATTACGTCTTGATTATCCATTAAATGAAGAAAGTATCGTTTTTGATCTTGGCGGTTATCAAGGTGATTTTGCTTTTCAAATAAACAAAAAATATGGATGTCATGTTTTTGTTTATGAACCAGTTAAAAAATTCTATGAGCAGTGTATTTTACGTTTTCATAGCAATCCTAAAATTAAATGTTTTAACTATGGACTGTTGAATAAATCTGGCAAAGCTTTTATTAGCGACGAAGACAACGGTTCAAGCATAATAAAGAATAATACGACAAACAATGAACAAATTATACTCAAACAATTTAAGGAAGAATATGAACGTTTAAACATTGAGAAAATAAATTTGTTAAAAATTAATGTTGAAGGTTCGGAATTTTTAATAATTCCACATTTAATTGAACAAGATTTGATAAAAAATATTATTGATTTACAGGTTCAGTTTCATACATTTTTTCCAAATGCAGAAGAGTTGCGCGAAGAAATTAGATCCAATCTCAAAAAGACACATATAGAACAATGGAACTATTCATTTATATGGGAATCTTGGCAATTAAGATAGTTTGATTTTTAAAAGAACAAGAAACCACAAAGTGATCAAAAATGATAAAAACTAATGATATCTTACTAACGGGCAGTGAAGGTTATATTGGCTCTCATTTGAAGACTATTTTAAATATTGACGAATGTATAGATTTAAAATTACAATCCGATATAAAGAATAAAAACCTGATACTAAATCATAATACAATTATTCATCTTGCAGCATTCGTTCAAGTCGGTGAATCAATTAGAGAGTCGAAAAAATATTACGATAATAACATCAATGGTACTATTAATTTATTAAATAAATTTAAAGGTGATCATTTTATTTTTGCCAGTACCGGTATAACATCAAAAGAATTAAATTCACCTTATGCGATTTCTAAAAAAGTATGTGAAGATATTATACAAGAACATTGCACAAAACATAATATAAATTATACTATATTTAGATTTTATAATGTTATAGGAGGTAACCCAACAAATTCGGATGGATTATTTTTTGCATTAAAGAATGCAGTTAAAACTAATGTTTTTAATTTATATGGAACAAACTATAATACTCCAGATAAAACTGCCATTAAAGATTATGTACATGTCGAAGAAATTTGTGAGTCTATAAAATCTTGCATAAATAACCCCAGTAATTCAATAGAATCTTTGGGACACGGTAAAGGTTATAGTGTTAAACAAATTATAGAAATTTTTAAAAAAGTTAATAAGGTAAACTTTCAAGTTATATGTTGTGATCGAAGACCTGGCGATTTGGAATACAATGTGTTAGATTGTGTTTCTAATAAATACATGATTTCAAAATATACTATAGAAGAAATGCTTAAATTATGAATAACAAAGAAAATAAACACACTATCGGCATCATAGGTACAGGAAGATTAGGAATTTGTTTTGCGCTTCTTTTAGATGAAGCTGGCTATGAAGTATTAGCCTCAGATATAAGAAAAAAATATATTGATGAACTTCAGCAAAGAAGAATTAAAACATATGAACCGAATGTTGAAAATCTTTTAAAAAAAAGTCGTATACAATTTTCAACGGATACTCAACAACTTATAAAAAAATGTGAAATACTTTACATAATGGTAGCTACTCCAAGTGAACTTAATGGTAGCTATAACATTTCTTCTGTTAATCAAGTAGTTGAGGATATAATAAATTGTGATTTTGATGTTTCAGGAAAAATTGTTGTAATAGGATGCACTACAAATCCTGGTGATTGTCAATCTATTCAAGATAAATTAAGACCTTTTGGAATAAGTGTTTTATATAATCCAGAATTTATAACTCAGGGGTCAATTGTACAGGATTTACAACAGGCTGATATTGTATTAATTGGTGGAGAATCAAATTCTATCATAGGAAAATATGAAAAAATTTATTTTGATATTCAAAAAACAAAACCTAATATTCATAAAATGAGTCTAACAGCCGCAGAGATTGTAAAAATTGGTATCAATTGTTTTCTCACTACAAAAATATCATTTGCAAATATGATAGGAGAAATTTTATCTCGATCAAATTTGAATAACGATATCAATATTGCACTAGAAGCTATTGGTGCAGATTCAAGAATTGGTAAAAAATATCTAAAATATGGATTTGGATTCGGAGGACCATGTTTACCAAGGGATAATCGTTCATTTGCTAACTATGCCTCTAAAGTTGGCCTAGAATTTCCATTAGGACAAATAGTTGATAAATTTAATTATGATCATGGTATTTTTTTGCAAAATTATTTTATTGAAAAAAATTTAGAAAATCTGCCATTTTATATAAAAGATATCTCATATAAACCAAATAGTGATATTATAGAAGAAAGTCAACAATATTTATTATGTTTACGATTGTTGGAAAAAGGATACATAGTGATAGTGGAACCTAATGACAAAATATCTAAACAAATTATAAATAATTTAAAAATAAAATTTTCAAAATTAATTAGATTTGAAAGTAAAGACAATTTAATTTTAAGAAAAGAAAAAATATTTGAGATTTCTTTATGAATGGGGTAATATAAAAATTTTTGGATATTTGGATAATTAATATGAACTCAAAAAAAAAGTTAGTGTGTGGTGCTGGTGGATTTATTGGTTATCACCTTGTGACAAGTCTAAAAAAACAAGGACACTATGTGATTGCGGCAGATATCAAAGAACCAGAATATCAAACAACTGATGCTGATGAATTTCATTTAATGGATCTACGAGAACAAAACAATGTTCGAAAATTGATTTGTTCAGATATTGATACCATCTATCAATTAGCCGCTGATATGGGTGGTGCTGGTTATATCTTTAGTGGAGACAATGATGCAGATATTATGCATAACTCAGCAATAATAAATCTCAACATTGCTAATGAAATGTTATGTAAGGGTGTAAAGAATGTGTTCTACACCTCTTCAGCATGTATATATCCCAGTTACAACCAAGAAATTCCTAACAATCCTCTACTCAGTGAAGAATCTGCTTACCCGGCCAATCCAGATTCAGAATATGGTTGGGAAAAATTATTCTCTGAACGACTTTGGATGAATTTTCAAAAAAATTATGGACTGCGGGTTCGAATTGCTAGATTACATAATGTGTTTGGTCCATTAGGATCATGGAATAATGGAAAAGAAAAAGCTCCTGCCGCGCTGTGTCGTAAGGTAGCAGAAAGTGATGGCTCAATAGAAGTATGGGGTTCAGGTAATCAAACTCGTAGCTTTCTTTATATCGATGAATGTATAGAGGGCATACATCGCATACAAGCATCAGATTATAATTTTCCTTTAAATTTAGGATCTGAACGCATGATTTCTATAAATCAACTTGTTGAATTAATTTCAAGTATAGCAGAGAAAAAAGTTAAAATATATAATGTTCCTGGTCCGTGTGGTGTAATTGGTCGCAATAGTCACAATGATTTAATTAAAAAAACTATTGGATGGGCTCCATCGGATAATTTAGAATTGGGTATTGAAAAAACTTATAAATGGATTTGTTCTCAATTAAATTTATAAACTACTTTTTAATTGTATATATAAAAATATGATCGGATTTAATGACATAGGTCGACATGGTAGACTTGGAAATCAGATGTTTCAATATGCTGCACTTCGTGGTATTGCAGAAACTCATGGTTATGAATTTTGTATTCCTGAATCAAACTTTAAACACACTAAAAATGAATGGGAAGAACATCAATTATTTGAAGCATTTAATCTTCCTTATCTAAAAAATAAAAAAAAAATATTTGTAGATCAATATCAAGAGAAGCAGTTTAATTATTCTCAGGAATATGTTGATGCATGCCCAGATAATGTAAGTTTATTTGGATATTTTCATACAGAAAAATATTTTTTACACATAGAAAATAGCATACGTGAAGATTTTACTTTTAAATCTAATATTTTAAGATTATGTAAACATGCCTTTAAGTTTGATCAAGTAATTTCCTTACACATAAGAAGAACAGATAATGTTGGATCTGTTAATCATGCACTTTATCCTATTGAATATTATGAGACTGCATTAAGTAAATTTGATTCAAACCTTCCTGTTCTTGTAATTTCCGATGATGTTGAATGGTGTAAGGAACAAAAACTTTTTAAACTTAGTAGATTTACAATCTCGGAATCTAATTCTAATCTGGTCGATTTATGTCTTATGACAATGTGTTCTCATCATATTATAGCAAATTCTTCGTTTTCTTGGTGGGGCGCATGGTTATCTGGTTACGATAATGTAATTGCTTCTCCTCGTTGGTTTATAAATAAAGGATATACTAAAAATCATAACACGGAAGACCTTATTCCCAGTCGTTGGATTAAAATTTAACGCAACTAATAGCTTTAAATTTTACACATATAATAAAGGAAAATTTATAATGACAGACAATATTGTTTTGATTACTGGCGGATTTGATTCAATACATCCTGAACACATTTCGTTCATCAAAGAAGCAAGTAAACTTGGTAGAGTTATAGTTGGTCTAAATTCTGATGAATGTCTTACTAAAAAAAAAGACAAGCCTGTTATGAATTTTCAAGAAAGAAAATATATATTAGAACAACTTAAAGGTATTTTATGTGTGTTGGAGTTCGACGATTCAGATAATACATCATCAGATGCAATTCAAAAAGTAATAAAATTATTTCCAAATAATAAAATTATTTTTATAAAAAATGAATATGAATCACAAGTTATTATTTCAGAAATTGAAAAATTTAAAGATAATTTTGCCATTTCATTTTGCTTAGGTAGGTTTGAAGAAATGAAAAATAATAATTTTAATCATTTGATTTCTAAATGTAACCAAACAATAGAAAAAAAAATCTGGGGAGATTCAATTACTTGTTATAGTTCTGAGAATACCAAAGTAAAAAGATTAATAATTGAACCAAAAAAATCAATATCAATGCAATATCATCTTCATAGAAACGAACTTTGGTTTGTTGAATCTGGTTCTGGAACAATTTATACTTATGATAAAAGTAATATTATCAAAGTGAAAGACATATATAAACATGAAATGTATCATGTTCCTGTTAAAAAATGGCACAAACTAGAGTCACACTCTGATACAGAACTGTGCATAGTTGAAATACAATATGGCAATTTATGTGTTGAAAAGGACATTGTAAGATTATGAAGAATATTTTGATTGCGACACCATGTCTATATGGTAAAGTTGATGCATATTATGTGCATAGTCTTTGTGAATCAATTAAGTTAGGATTACAAAAAGATATACACATCAGTGCCGTATTCTTGGCAGATGAAAGTATACTTACAATAGCAAGAAATGAATTAATCAATCTTGCATATCGTGAACAATATGATTCAATGGTCTTTATTGATGATGATGAATTGTGGGAACCAAATGGGCTCATTGAAATAATTGAATCAGAAAAAGATGTTGTTGCGCTTCCTGTTGTCAATAAAGGTGATAAAAAAGAAGAATACAATGTTTACTTTGAAAAAGATGCCGTCGAAAAAGACACGAAAGACGGATATCTAAAAGTCAAACAAGTCGGTACAGGCTTTCTTAAACTTTCCAAAAAAGCAATAGTTGATCTGTGTGAATCAAATCCAGATATTATTTTCCGAAACACCAAATTAAAAAACGTATTTGAATTTAACTATTCAAATGGCGCATTTGTCGGTGAAGACATTGCTTTGTGTGCCAAATTAAAAGAATTGGGTTATTCTATTTGGGTAAATCCAAAGTATACTGTGTATCATATGGGCGTAAAAATGTACAAGGGCAATTTTCAAAATAGTTTAGTAAAAACATTATAATTCACCATGAATAATATGATTGATGTGGTCATTCCCACAATGTGGAAGCACAAAGAATTTGTCGATTATCTTGCTCAGTATTGTGAATATCCTACCATAAAAAAAATAATACTAATCGATAATAATCGTCAAGAAAAACCTCAAAGTGATATATTCAAACATCAAAAAATAGAATATGTTTCATACAATAAAAATTTGTATGTAAATCCTTCCTGGAATGAGGGTTATCTAAGAAGTAAATGTGATGTGCTATGTGTTTTAAATGATGATATATTCGTACAAAAAAATATATTTGATTACATGAGCATACTAGATTTTTCAGAAATAGATATAATAGGTGTTCATCTCAAAGGAAGTGTTGATAATTACCACATCGTAAATCATCCTGACCACAAAGAAGAACTTATACGTTTAAATGTGGACAAAACACAAGCTATTGGTGGGCAAAGTTATGCTTTTGGTGTTTGCATGTTTATCAAGAGAAAGTCATATCGAATAATACCCAGTCTATACAAAATATGGTATGGTGACGATTATCTGATACAGAAATGTAAAAATATATACACGCTTAAAACAAGCCAAATTACAGGTGAGATATCTAAAACAATTATGGCATATGAAAAAAATTCAGAATTACAAAAAAGAATTGAACTTGATTCAAAAAATGCATACAAACATTTTTTTGTGGCTAAAAATTGGGATCTCGTACAACAATATGCATTTAAAAATGATGAAAAGAAAATGACAACAAATATCTTTGAACAAGAATATCAAAAAGCATTGAGTGTAAAATCGGATATAAATGAAAATTTACCTGTTCTTTTTGAATTGGCGAAGGAATGTTCACACATCACCGAATTTGGTGTGCGAACAGGCGTAAGCACACGAGCTTTTTTAAACACAAAGGCAGAATTGATTTCTTATGATATACAATTAGATTCAGTAGTAAATAATCTTTTTGTTCTTGCCAAAAAGCAAGGAAAAAAAGTACAATATATAAAAGCTGATGTTCTTAATATTGAAATAAAAGAAACTGATTTTCTTTTTATTGATACCTTTCATGTATATTCACAACTTAAAAAAGAATTAAATTTACATGCAAAAAAGGTAAAAAAATATATTGCTTTTCATGATACGCATACCTTTGGATTGAAAGGTGAAGATCAGAAAGATAATAAAGGGCTTTTAACTGCTATCATAGAATTTTTAATAGAAAATCCAGAATGGAGATTTCGTACATTTAAAACAAATAATAATGGTATGACTGTTATTGAGAGGGTTTAATATGAAATATAGTATTTTTCATTTGCAAGGTGGTATAGGTAAACATGTTGCTGCCACAGCCGTTGCGAGGGCAATTAAAAATAATCATCCCGATAGGCATCTAATTGTTGTCTGCGCTTATCCCGAAATTTTTATTAATTTACCCTTTATTCATAGAGTGTTTCAACTAGGAAATACATCTTATTTTTATCAGGAATATATTCAAGATAAAGATTCAATCATCTTTCACCATGAGCCATATTACACGACAAATCACATTCATAAAAGAAAAAAATTAATTGAAAATTGGTGTGAATTGTATAACCTAAATTATTCGGGTGAAACTCCTGAACTTAAATTCAACAAATTACAATTCGATCTATCAAAAAAATTCTGGGGCAGAAAAAAACCCATCATGCTCATACACACAAATGGTGGCATGATGACAACAGATGCAAAACCACACTCTTGGACAAGAGATATGCCCGAGGATATTGCGCAAGAAATAGTAGATTATTATAAAAAAGATTATCATATTTACCAAGTTACAAAACTTAATAGCCCAAAACTAAAAGATGCTGAACATATTTTTGCAACTCCGGAAAAAGCCCTTACTTTGATGGAACTTTTTAGTATACTTCTTCACAGTAAAAAACGAATTCTGATTGACTCGTGTATTCAGCATGCGGCAGCGGCAATGAAAAGAAAATCAACAGTTCTTTGGAATGGTACAAGCCCCAAAGTATTTGGATATGATATTCACGACAATCTATGCACAGAAGTGCCATATGACTTTAAATTACCAGGAAGTTATCTTTTTGATTTCGATTTCAATGGCAATGAAATAGAATATCCATTTACAGATGATGTTAAATTATTCGATATAAATAAGATTATTGATTCAATTAATAAACAATGACGGGGCACATAACATGAAAGACATGATCAAAGAACTTATACGTGAAGAAATGCAAAGAGCAAGCATGAAAAAATATTATTTCATGTCAGGTTTACCAAGATCAGGTAGTACACTTATATCTTCTCTACTCAATCAAAATCCTAGATTTTATTCTGGTCCAAGTTCACCTGTAGTGCCAACTATGTTGGCGATAGAACAATCATTATCACAAGATGAATTGTTCCTTGCATATCCTAAACCGGAACAAGCTGCAAAAATTATTTCTTCCGTTCTTGAAACTTATTACAGTGATATAGACAAGCCAGTAATTTTTGATAAAAATAGGTCTTGGACAAATAGGCTTCATTATATTCCAGGTTATTTTAATATTGAACCAAAAGTCTTGTGCCCCGTTCGTAACATTGACGAAATCTTAACATCATTTATTATGATGCATCGTAGAAATCCGTGGGACGGAAATGGCAAAATTAATTTTATGGATGAGATGTTAATTAAAAGTAACATTCCACTGAACGATGACAATAGATGCGAATTTCTTGCAGGATCAAATGGAATTCTTGGGCAAAGTTATAATGGGCTAAAAGAGTGTCTGACACAAGGAAAACAAAGTAATTTACATTTCATTGAGTATGATGACTTGATGAATGAGCCTGAAAAAACTATGAGGGCTATCTATGACTTTCTAGGTGAAGAATATTATTCACATGATTTCTCAAAAATAGAAAATATTCATAAAGAAAAGGATAAAGAGGTGTATGGGCTTGCAGATATGCATGATGTAAGAAGTGAATTGAAAAAAGTCTCAGCCGATCCAAAAGAAATTTTGTCAGAAAGAATTATTGAAATGTGCAAAAATACAGAATTTTGGAGAGACATTCATACAGAAGTTGATTATGATAATCTAGATGATAATGATACAAATGATTATCAAGAAGAAACAAGCAATTCAAAACTAATAGGAGTATAAAATGATAGAAGAAAATCTGACACCGGAACAGCAACAAGAAAGGGTCGATCAAACAGTAAGAGCGGCACGCGATAGTGTATGGGTTATTTCTGATGAAATTCAAAAAAAAGCTGCAAGAAATGGTGTTCTGACCGAAGAAGGAAAAGGTAATCTAGAACGTAATGTTGCGCACTTAGAACTCGTTATGCAAGATCCGAAAGTAGTGGAATTAGGTGGTGATCTGTCTGATCTTACGACAGCAATTACCGATGGAAAGGCAGCATTAGTCGAGGAATAAGATGAAAAAAATATTGATCATGGGTCTTCCTGGTTCAGGTAAGACATACTTTGCAGAAAAATTAAAATCTTATTTAGAAAAAAATGGTGGGCTACACAATATGCCCAGTGAACGTATTGCAAATTTAGAAGCAGTTCCTTCCACATATAAATTTACAGTACAATGGTTCAATGCGGATGAAGTACGAAAAAAATATAATGATTGGGATTTTTCAAAAGAAGGAAGAATTCGCCAAAGTTTACGTATGGCAGAATTTGCTCTAAAATGTCAAGCAGATTTTGTCATATGTGATTTTGTTGCACCTCTTCCGGAAATGAGACACAACTTCAAAGCAGATTGGACCATTTGGATGGACACAATCGATGCAGGTAGGTATGAAGATACCAATAAAGCATTTGTTCCTCCTGACATATATGACTTTCGCATCACGGAACAAAATGCTGAAAAATGGGCATCATATGTCGGTGATATGATTCTGTTCAATAAAAGAAGGCCTGTGTTTGATTGGAAAAAAGAAACCGTTCAGATGTTAGGTAGATGGCAACCTTGGCATCAAGGGCATCGTGCATTGTTTGAGAGAGCGATTAAAAAAACTGGGCAAGTTGTCATTCAAATTCGTGATTGCCAGGGGTGGCAAAACAGCAATCCTTTTGCAATCGAGCAAGTTAAAAATTATATTCGCAGAGATTTGGATACATTGTATCAGGGTCAATATGAAATACAAATTGTTCCGAATATTGTAAATATAACTTATGGAAGAGATGTGGGTTACAAGATTGAACAAGAAGTCTTTGATGATAATGTTCATTCTATTTCTGCCACAAAAATTAGAAAAGAAATGGGGTTTGATAAATAATCCATTATAAACTTAAAGGGCTTAAAAATGCCAGCGGTAACTAATAGAAGTACATTTAAAGACTATTGTTTACGCAGACTAGGCTTTCCTACTATTGAAATAAATGTTGATGATGATCAAGTAGAAGATAGAATAGATGATGCCTTGCAATACTGGCAAGACTATCATTTTGATGCTTTACAGAAAGTATACTATATTAAGGCTCTAGATTCTACTGATATGACAAATAAGTATATCAATCTGGATCCATCAGTCACGCTCGACACTGGCAATAATTCTGTGAATATAGTTGGTGTCACAAGAGTTTTTCCAATTTCAGATTCAATTAATCAAAATAATATGTTTGATCTCAGATATCAATTGAGATTAAATGAATTATATGATTTCACTTCTGCATCTTATATCAATTACACATTAACGATGCAGCATCTTAGATCGCTTGAACTTATGTTTACTGGTGAAGTTCCGATACGATTTCAGAGACATATGCACAGGTTATATTGTGATTGGGGTTGGGGTACAGCAGTGAATGCTGGCACAGTCATAATTGCAGAATGCTTTGCGCTAATTAAACCTGATGATTTTGCATCAGTCTGGAATGACCGTTGGCTGAAAGAATATGCCACTGCTCTAATCAAGAGAACTTGGGGAGCAAATTTATCAAAATTTCAAGGAGTACAATTGCCAGGAGGAGTAATGTTAAATGGTGAAACCATATATAATGACGCGATGAAAGAAATAGAAAGACTCGAAGAGGAAATGCAGAGTAAATATGAACTTCCAGTGGACTTTTACTTAAACTAATGGCTACAAATCTCTATTTTAATAATTTCAACTCTACGCCAGAACAAAGACTGGTGGAAGATTTGATGATTGAAACCATTAAGATAAATGGTGTGGATTGCTATTACATACCGAACATTAATGAGTCAGCCAGAGACCTATTGTATGGTGAAGATCCGCTAAAAAAGTTTACAGCGGCATATCCTCTAGAATTATACATAACAAACGTAGATGGATATGAAGGAGAAAGAGAATTCTTTTCGAAGTTTGGGCTTGAGATAAGAAATAATATGTCAGTTATTATTTCAAAAAGATCATTTGCCCGTTGGGTGCCACAAACCTATCATCGCCCAAGAGAAGGTGATTTAATTTACATACCTTTCTTTGCGCAAACAGGTGAAATGTATGAAATAAAATATGTTAATTTCTCCGAAGCATTCTATGTATTAGGTAATAAATTTCCATATTTTTATAAACTTGAACTGGAAAAATTCAAGTATTCACAAGAAACAATAGACGTTGGAATACCTATGATTGATGATATAGTTTATCAAGATGCGTATTCGATTGAATTGAATATCAATAAATCTACAGGAAATGGTAATTTTATTCTCGGCGAATCAGTACACAACACTTCAAATACGGTGTATGGTACAGTAACGGATTGGAATGCAAATACCGGTATCATAAAAGTTACAGACATTTATGGCGATTTTGCTAATAATATGTTACTACGCGGAAACACAAGCAATGCATCATACACTACGACAGCAACACCAGACGATCTAAAAGATAATGAACTTCGTGAAATGTATGATAATAAGATCATTCAAATAGAGGCAGATGAAATAATTGACAACACAGAAGCTAATCCTTTTGGTAGAATAACATGACAGCAAATTATTCATACCATAAGATAATAAGAAAAATCATCGTAGCTTTTGGTGATATGTTTAATAACATTAAAATCGGAAGATATGATGCAAACGGGCAAGAGCTTGAACAATTTCTTGTACCCTTGCTATATGGCGGTAAAGAAAAATATGTTTCGAGACTTGAAGGTGATCCAGAACTTGATAAGAAAGTTCAAATAACATTACCCGTTATGTCATATGAACTTACAGATATGAGCTATGATTCTGGAAGAAAGTTAAATTCAAATTTCAATAATGTTGGAAGTAGTTACGACCAGAGTACAAGTTTTTCGGTGTACAATCCTGTTCCATTTGATTTTGATTTTTCTCTATTTGCATATGTAAGAAACTTCGAAGATGGTGCACAACTTATAGAAAAAATATTACCATACTTTAAACCAGATTATACGATTGCAGTTAATCTAATACCAGAAATGGGTTTAGTTAAACAATTACCCATTATACTTAAAGATGTTTCACATGAAAATGACTATGAAGGTGGTTATGATTCGGATGTGCGCAGAATAATTTGGACATTAAATTTCACAGTAAAAGGTTATTTGTATGGTCCAATCACTGCATCGAAAGTTATACGAACATCAATTACGAATATTTTAAATGATGACGGATTACAAAGCGACACACCAATCTCAATAACAATGAACACAGGTGGTTTGGGCAATTACAAATATGATGAGATTGTTTATCAGGGTTACTCCTACGAAACTGCTACTGCAACGGCAAATGTCAGTAATTGGATATCAACAACAAAAACCCTTTTAATTACAAAAGCATCTGGGCATTTTGTAAGTGGGCAAAATGTAATAGGGTTATCAACTAATTCCACATGGCAAGCAAATACATTTAGCGTAAATTCATCCAATTTAGTTAATATAACTGTTACTCCAAATCCTTCCAATGTGTTATTACCTAACAATTATACATACACTACAGTCATAACAGAATTTCCAAATACATAATAACCATGTCAAAATTTGATAAAAGTATGTCAGAGATATTTGATATAGAACCTGGCAGTATAAAAGAAAAACCTTCTTTACCGGTTGCTATAGATACAAATGTGTCAAAAGGGCTTGAAATAGACCTAGATGCCGACTATCAGGAGTCAAGGCAAACATACAAAGAACTGATTGAAAAGGGTAATCAAGCCATTGATCATCTTTTGGCAATCGCATCAGAGACTGAACATCCTAGAGCATTTGAAGTTGTTGCAACACTCATCAAAAACACCTCAGAAGCCAATGAAAAATTATTAAATATGCAAAAGATCATGCGTGAAATGAAAGGATTAAAGTCAAACGATAACAGTAAAGTTTCAGTTGACAAAGCCATATTTGTAGGATCAACAGCAGAACTATCAAAATTAATCAAAGGTAAGAGAGAGGAAATTGATAAATAGGTGTATGTCGCCGGAGTACCAGTCCGCACATACTCTAACACTTACAGGAGTGTCAGCAATGACTATTTATCACAAACATCACAAAATACCCCGATATGCTGGAGGTACAGATGATACTTCTAATATAGTTTTATTAACTGTAGAACAACATGCAGAAGCTCACAGGATTTTATATGAACAATACGGTCGTTGGCAAGATCGTGTAGCTTGGCAAGCATTAACAAAATCCATATCGAAAGCGGAAATTACAAGAGTAAAACAAAGCCTTGCTACAAAAGGAAAAAAGCAAACAGCCGAGCATATAGAAAAAAGAAAAATGGTTGGTGAAAAAAATCCAATGTTCGGAAAATGTGGCGAATTGAATCCAATGTTTGGTAAAAAAGGTATTCTTAGCCCACACTTTGGTAAAAAACAAACAGAAGAAACATGTAAAAAGAAAAGAGATGCACTAAAAGGTAGAACGCTAGAAGATTTACATGGTAAAGAAAAGTCCGAAGAAATACGAAATAAACTTCGAAAGCCTAAAACTGAAGAACAAAAAGCTAAACTAAGAAAACCTAAACCTAAAGTGGTTTGTAGAATACATGACAAAAAAGAGATGTCTTTAGGAAATTTTATGAATTGGTATAAAAATGTTAGGTGACAAATCGTCATATCGGGATAATCCTCTCCTAAAAAGAGCAGGAGTCCAACATAACTATACAGAAGATGAAATTAAAGAATACATATTGTGTTCTAAAGATCCTGTTTATTTTGCGGAAAAATATATTAAAATTGTTAACGTTGATAAAGGTTTAATACCTTTTGAAATGTGGGATTTTCAAAGAGACATGATACGTCTTTTTCATGAAAATCGTTTTGTCATCACTAAATGCCCTCGTCAGGTGGGTAAAACTACAACATCAGTCGCATATCTCCTTTGGTTAACACTTTTTACTGATTCACAAAATATTGCTGTGCTAGCAAACAAAGGATCATTAGCTAGAGACATTTTATCCAAATACCAACTAGCATATGAAAATCTGCCCATGTGGTTGCAACAAGGTGTCGTAACTTGGAACAAAGGTAATGTTGAACTTGAAAATGGTTCTAAAATAATTGCAGCATCGACCTCTTCTTCAGCTATTCGGGGTGGTGCATTCAACGTTGTATTCTTAGATGAATTTGCATTCGTTCCAGCTAACATAGCAAATGAATTCTTCAATTCAGTTTATCCTGTTATCTCTTCAGGAAAAAGCACAAAAATTATTATCGTTTCGACACCAAATGGTATGAATCTTTTCTACAAACTTTGGATGGATGCGGTAGGTAAAAAGAATGGCTATAAACCTTTTCAAATTCATTGGTCAATGGTACCAGGAAGAGATCAAAAGTGGAAAGAAGAAACAATTAAAAACACTTCTTCTGAACAGTTTAGACAGGAATTTGAGTGTCTTGATGGTGAAACTGAAGTAACGATTAAACATAAAACCACAAATATTATCAAGAAAATTAAACTCAAAGAATTGTTCTGTGAGAAAAGTAATTATGAGATATTAACTCCGGCAGGATTTAAAAATTTTAAAGGTATACAATCAGTTAAAAAGTCAGGAAAAATTGTATTGGATTCATGTGACGGAAAACACATAGAATGTTCGCCGATGCACCAATTCTTGACCGAAACAGGTTGGAAAAAAGCCATAGATTTAACGTTTGATGACAAAATCAAAACCGATAATGGATATATTTCTCTATTCAATATAGATTATGAAGAAGGTGAATTTCAGTTTTTTGATGTTGTTGGTGTAGAAGGTTATCAATTTTATTCCAATGGAATCATATCACACAATTGCGAGTTCTTAGGTTCAACAAATACTTTGATTTCAGGAGCAAAACTTGCTCAACTCGTTTATCAAGATCCAAAAATTATACACGAGTTGCTTCATATCTATGAGCCACCTATCAAAGGTGACGATGATGAGACCACAAAAGATCATCTATATGCAATCTGCGTGGATCCATCAGAAGGGAGAAACCTGGATGATTCCGCATTTTCAGTCTTCGATATATCATCAGTGCCATATAAACAGGTTGCAAAATATAATAGTTCTTCAATTTCACCTATATTATTTCCCACAGTAATTTTTAATACAGCAAAACTGTATAATGATGCGTATGTTTTAGTTGAAATAAATAATACTCCACAAGTGGCAGATACATTACATCAAGATTTAGAATATGAAAACGTAGTAAAGATTGAAACAGGTAATAAAAAAGCACAAGCAATGGGTACAGGTTTTGGTAGAGGTATTCAACTTGGGCTTAAAATGTCACAACAGGTCAAAAGGATTGGTTGTTCAAACCTTAAAACATTAATTGAGTCCGACAAATTAATCATTAATGATTTTGATACCATTTCACAACTTACAACTTTCGTTTCAAATCACAATAGCTTCAAAGCAGAAGAAGGTGCAACAGATGACCTTGTAATGACATTAGTAATGTTTTCTTGGATGACTACACAGCAATATTTTAAAGAAATAGTTAATCATGATTTACGTAAACAGATGCAATTGGAAATGATGAACCAGAGGGACGAAGAGATGCCATCATTTGGTTTGTTTGATGACGGAAAACAAGAAAATTATATAGTAGAAGGTGGTGATGTTTGGCTGACAAAAGACGAAAATTTTACTTTTATTGTCTAAAGCCTTCATTTAATAAATATATCATAGGTAAATTGCCAAAGCAAGATCATATAACAAGGAGATTAAAATGGCGTTTCAAATTTCTCCAGGCGTAAGTGTTTCCGAGGTCGATCTAACTACTGTCGTCCCTGCGGTTTCAACTACGGCCGGTGCATTCGCTGGACCATTTCAATGGGGTCCAGTAAACAAAAGAATTTTAGTTACAAATGAGTCTGATTTAGTAAGTAAATTTGGTACTCCAGACACAAATACAGCAACTTCATTTTTTTCTGCTGCCAATTTCTTGGCGTATGGAAATAATCTTCAAGTTGTTAGAGCGGCAAATACTTCATCTAATAATTCAACTGTTTCCGGTGAAACAGAAATTCAAATAAAAAATGAAGACGTCTATGACACAACTTATATAACCGATTCCGCTACAAATTCATTTGCAGCTAGATACCCAGGTGCATTAGGAAATTCTTTGAAGGTTTCTCTATTTGATTCAAATACAAGTAATAATGTAAATTCTGCTTCATTTTCCACTTGGACATATAAATCATATTTTCCGGCGGCACCAAATACTTCTAATTATGTTGCAGGAGTAGGTGGAGCAAATGATCAATTTCACTTAGTTGTCGTTGATGAAGATGGTTTATTCAGTAATGGCGTAAAAGGAACTGTACTTGAGGTGTATCCTTATCTCTCAAAAGCAGTAGATGCAATCAATGACGATGGCTCAAGTTCTTATTATCGAACAGTGCTTAGAAATCAATCTAGATACATCTATGCATTAGGATCTCCTGATTATGCAAATACAGGAAATTCTTGGGGGCAATCTTCAACTACGAGTTTCGGTGGTGCATTTTTGGATGGCGCATCCGCTTATACAAAATCTTTGACAAATGGGGCCTCCTTAATAGTTAATACAACAGAGTATACAACATCATATTCGGAATTTACTAATCCTGATATTGTTGACATATCTCTTGTTATTTCAGGTGATGCAGCAAATAGCACAACAGTACAACAATATTTGATAGATTCTATTGCTGCGGCAAGAAAAGATTGTGTCGCATTTATTTCACCACCATCTTCAATAATTACATCTGCAACTCCTGAAACTGATGTAACAAATTGGGTGACAAGTCTTTCTAGAGCATCAACTTATGCAGTTGCCGATTCTGGCTGGAAATATCAATTTGACAAATATAACAATGTGTATCGTTGGATACCACTAAATGCAGACATTGCAGGACTTTGCGTTAGAACAGACCAAACAAATGATCCTTGGTTTTCGCCAGCAGGAACAAATCGTGGAGCAATTAAAAATGTTGTTAAGCTTGCATGGAATCCAAATCAGGCACAAAGAGATTCAATTTATTCTATTGGAGTAAATCCTATTGTTTCTTTTCCTGGGCAAGGTACAATTCTGTATGGCGACAAAACATTAGTTACTCAGCCAACTGCATTCAGTAGAATTAATGTTCGCAGACTGTTTATTGTGTTAGAAAAAGCCATTTCTACAGCAGCAAAATATTCACTGTTTGAATTAAATGATGAATTTACAAGATCACAATTTATTTCAATTGTTGAGCCTTTCCTAAGGGACGTCAAAGGTCGCCGTGGAATTTATGATTATCGTGTCGTCTGCGATACGACAAATAACACACCGGCAGTAATTGATGCTAATAGATTTGTTGGTGACATTTATATTAAACCTGCTCGCTCAATTAATTTCATTCAATTGAACTTTGTTGCCGTGCGTAGTGGTGTACAGTTTAGTGAAATTGTTGGTGCAGTTTAATAAATAATAAAAAATAGGAGAAAATAATGGCTTTTAACGTAGCAGAATTTAGAGCTAATCTTGTAGGAGATGGTGCTCGCCCAAATCTGTTCCAAGTCACAATGTCATTTCCAACATTTTCGCAAGACGCAACAAGTTCCTCACAAGCACTTTCGTTCTTGTGTAAAAGCGCGCAGTTGCCAGGTTCAACTCTTGGCACTGTCCCACTTTTTTACTTTGGGCGTGAATTAAAATTTGTCGGAAATAGAAACTTTGCAGACTGGACAATTACTATCATCAATGATGAAAATTTTAAAGTTAGAAAAGCTTTCGAATCGTGGATGAATGGCATTAATTCACATGCAGGAAATCTTAGAACTGTAGTTGCAAATGCTCCTTCAAATTATTCTGTAGATGCTAAGGTCGATCAATACGATAAGACAGGAAACATCATCAAATCTTACAAATTTGTTGGTGCATTCCCAGTTGACATTTCACCAATTGATTTAGATTGGCAATCGAATGATACGATTGAAGAATTTTCCTTGACTTTGGCATATCAGTGGTGGGAATCGGATACTACTTCGTAATAAAAAGGGAGAATATTCTCCCTTTATTGGTTTTTGAAAAAGGAAACAATCAATGGCTTTGAACTTGTTCGGCTTTCAGATATCTCGGCAAAAGTCGGAGATACAACAACAATCTGAGAAAACATTTGCTATTCCATCAAATGAAGATGGTGCGCTTACTATTTCCGCCGCTGCATATTATGGTACATATGTCGATTTAGATGGCACTGCAAAAAATGAGGTTGAATTAATTTCACGTTATCGTGAAATGGCAATGCAGCCAGAAATAGAATCTGCCATAGATGACATAGTAAATGAAGCGATTGTACAAAATGACAATGGGCAATCTATTCGCATTATAATGGACGATCTAAAACAGCCCGACAAAATTAAAAAAGCAATCGAGGAAGAATTTAAAGTACTATTGCGAATAATGAATTATCAAAATATGGCGACAGACATTTTTCGCCGTTTTTATATTGATGGTAGGTTATTTTACCATATAATTATTGATGAAGATGAACCACAAGCTGGTATCAAATCACTTCGCTATATTGATCCGAGAAAAATTAGAAAAGTTCGTGAAGTCAAGAAAGAAAAAGATAAGCTGACTGCGACAGATGTGGTTTCAACTGTAAACGAATACTACATCTATAATGATAAAGTAGTATCAGGTACATCTTCCAGTTACGGTCCTGTCGGTGTTAGAATTGCAAAAGACTCCATCATTAATATAAACTCTGGATTAATGGATGCTCGTAGAGCAGTTGTATTATCTTATTTACACAAGGCCATTAAGCCGCTCAATCAATTGCGTATGATTGAGGATGCAACAGTTATCTATAGAATTTCAAGAGCACCTGAAAGAAGAATATTTTATATTGATGTAGGAAATTTGCCTAAATTAAAGGCAGAACAATATCTACGTGATATTATGACCAAATACAAGAATAAACTTGTGTATGATGCTCAAACTGGTGAAGTACGAGATGACAGAAAATTTCTTTCAATGATGGAAGATTTTTGGCTACCTCGCCGTGAAGGAGGAAAAGGTACAGAAATTACTACATTACCTGGTGGGCAAAACTTAGGTGAATTAGAAGATGTAAAATATTTTGAAAAGAAATTGTATAAAGCATTGAATGTTCCTATTTCAAGACTTGATCCAAATCAAACAGGTTTTTCACTAGGAAGAGTAGGTGAAATTACACGTGATGAAGTAAAATTTTCTAAGTTTGTTGATCGTCAACGTCAAAAGTTTTCAGAAGTATTTGATCAAGCATTACGAGTACAATGTGTACTAAAAGGCATTTGCACAGCGGATGAGTTTGATGAATTTAAAGAAAACATTTATTATGATTTCCTAAAAGATAATAATTTTGCTGAACTCAAAGAAGCTGAACTTGTACGCGAAAGATTATCTCTACTAGGTTCTGTAGATCCGTATGTTGGGCGTTACTATTCCATGGAATGGATTCAAAGAAATGTCTTGCGCATGACAAATGAAGATATCAAAATGATGAGAGATCAAATTGATGCCGAAAAAGCAGCAGGGCTAATTATTGATCCAATGCAAATAGCGCAACAAGGTCAACAAGAATTACAAGCAGATATGTCTGGAGCTAAAACTGGAAATGCTCCCACAACATCACCAGTACCAAACACTTCACCTGAATCAGGTGATGTTGCGGACAATAAACCAGTAAAAGGTGATTTGAGTTTGAAAGAAAAATATTCCCCCTCACTTCGTATGCTAAAACGTATAGCATAAATATTTTATAATTTGGAGAAAAAAAATGCCTGATGAAAATATTCTATCTGTTGTCGATAATGCATTTACTGACAACGCCGTTGAAATGAAAAACGCGCTTTACAATGCAATCAATGATAAAATTTTTGATGCATTAGAACAGAGGAAACAAGAAGTTGCTCGCAATTTTATTACTCAATATCATTCGTCTGAAGAAGAACAGGAAGAAAAAATAGACTCAGAAGAAGAACAGGAAGAATCGGAAGAATGAAAAGGTTAAAAGATTTTCTTCGAACGGAAATAAAAGAAGATGGTTCTCCAGATTTGGATGGAGATGGTTTTCTTTCGCCCTCAGAACTTCATCAGCATTTAGATATACAAAAACGAGGCAAAGTTGATCTAGGTGATTATGCTGCGCACGTAATGTTTCATGCGCATCACCCGGAATACTTAGCACCATATGTTGCTAAATTTAATGATGTACAAAAAAGACATGCTGATGGGCAAGAGCTTTGTGAAAATGATCCGATTTTAAATATGTTAAAGAGCAATGATACGCTATTAGCGACTTCTCTGCCAGTTTATGAGGGCAGAGAATCAAAATATAGTGACAACGATCCGCCCGCAATGCTTGTAATGAGAAGAAAATCTATAAGACAATTTGCAAATGGGCAAAAGGTTGCTCTATATTATATTGATAAAATTAATAAATATGTAACAGTACCTTATGATGGTATCATGCAACTGTCAACAGAAGAAACTGTTTTCGAAAAAATTAATTTTTCATTTAAAGCTAATGAAACAATTCTTGTTGAACATTTAGATGGCTCCACAACAGAAGTAACACCATCTATCGCTAAAAGTATAATTGATTTACATAAAAAAGTCAATGAAAATAATAAACAAAAATTGGCAGACATGCTTGAGGCTAGCTCCCAACATTTTCAAACTATAGTTAAGTTTTCCAAGGGATAAAAATGGCAAACCAATATTCATATCAAGTACTAAAAGATGACACACAACATGCTGTCATTAAATTAACAGCATCTTTTGATGGTTCTGGGCAAGAAGATAATGTATACCGTATACAAGCCAATACCTTATATGGAGCTTTAGCTACAAATGGTTATCCGGTTGCAAATGTTTGGGGTGGCTCATCAAATACAACACTTTCTTATTACGGTTTAACTGTAAATAGAATATGGTATGATACCTACGGTACGGCAGGAACAGTTGAATTGTACTGGTCAAATACTGAATTTTCAACAGCGAACAGTGGTGTGCCACTTTTCTTCTTACATGGTAATGGAGAATATGATGGTGAAGGCAATTGGATAACTGTAAAGAATCCTACAATTAGTGCAAATACTAATGGTGATATTGGCATTCATACAAAAGGTCAAATAGCAAATTCAAGTTATACTATAATCATGGAATTAAGAAAAGATAATGCATATTATCAGAGAGGGCAGTTTAATGATCCTGCTGCATTTAACTATGGCCAGTTTGGATTAAGACCATAATGCTTTCTGTAAAGGAAAGATTAGAAAAGATATTTGAAAAGAAGTTACTTGAATTAAAAGAAGGTAACATACAAAAATTTGGTAGAACCAAATTAGTAAGAGTTCGTGTAAGGGGTGGTAAAGTACAAAGAAGAAAAAAGTTTTCGTCAGTTCCTGGTTATACATTTAGAGGCGGGCGTTTGGTAAGAATGTCTGCGCTTGAAAGAAGAAAGAGAAAATTAGGTGCAAGAAAGGCGAAAATAAAAAGAAAAAGTAAATTGAATCAAATTTTAAGAAAAAGAAAAATGTCTCTTAGAAGAAGGGCTTCACTGGGGGTAAGATGAAACTTATAAAAGAAATTACAGAACAAGTACAATTTCTGACCGAAGATGATAACGGTAAGAAATCTCTTTTTATTCAAGGCCCATTTCTTGTAGCCGAGAGACAGAATAAAAATAAAAGATTGTATGAATATCATACAATGAAAAAGGAAGTAGACAGGTATACACAAGATTATATCAATAAAAATCGTGCGTTTGGTGAACTGGGACATCCAGATACACCCACAATTAATTTAGATAGAGTTTCACACATGGTTACCGGGCTTACAGAAGACGGTACACAATGGATTGGCAAAGCAAAAATTCTTGACACACCTATGGGCAACATCGCAAAAAGTCTTATTGAAGGTGGTGCAATGTTAGGTGTTTCATCAAGAGGTATGGGCTCACTTAAAATGGTAAACGGTGTCAATGTTGTGCAGCCCGATTTTTATCTAGCCACAGCGGCAGATATTGTGGCCGACCCCTCTGCACCAGGTGCATTTGTGCAGGGAATTATGGAAAATTCTGAATGGATATTTCAAAATGGTTCGTGGAAGTTGTCTGAAATTGAAGAAGCCAAAAAGGAAATAAAAAAAGCTTCTAGAAAACAAATTGAAGAAGTCTCCTTAATTATTTTTGAAAGGCTCATCAATGGAATCTCTAAAAAATAAATTTTATGTTTATGCTTTAGTTGATCCCATAAATCGTTTACCATTTTATATTGGTAAAGGTACAGGCAAGAGGGCTTATCAACATTTAAAAAATGATAAGGTTAATAATGACAAATTATTCTATATTAAAAATATTAGAATGTTAGGTTTAGAACCTGAGGTGCATTTTATAGTCGAAAATTTGGAAGAAAAAATGGCTTATGATATTGAATATATTATTATAAAATATTCTTATCTTTATAATATTAAATTGACAAATAAAGTAGGTTTAATTATTCCTCCAAATAGAACTGGTTGTAAAATGTCAAAAGCGAGTAAAGAAAAAATAAGCATTTTCCAAAAAAGTAGAAAAAGGTTGGCACTGTCTGAAGAAACTAAACAAAAATTATCTAAAATAAATTTAGGTAAGAAAGGTCCAAACAAAGTAGAAAATATCGATATAAAATTATTAACTACTTTATATGTTGATAAAAACTACACCAAAAAACAAGTTATGGACTTTTTAAAAATAGGTTTAGGTTCACTCAACAGAATTTTACATGAAAATCATATAAAGAAAAGTAAAGAAAATTTTCAAGAATATGGTAGAAGGTAAAAAATTATAATATTATAAATATTCCACATATAAACCAAGGAGATTTCCAAATGGGTAAGAAGTTTAATTTGTCTGAAGCTGCCGCTGACATTCTTAACAAAAGCGTAAGTTCAGCAAGATCACATCAAGAAGGACCAAGCCGTCTACCTACTTCTGTAGTAGCCGGGCAAAAAGAAGTTGGTGACATTGGAACACAAGTTACTAAAACTACTGATGCAGGCCCTGATGCAACAAAAGGTGTGGCAACAGCAACACCACCAGGAGCAACACCACCTGTTGGTTCTGAGCCAATGAAAAAACTAAAAGGGCAACCTGCTGAAGCCGGTTCAGTTGACCAACCAGAAGGCAAAGCCGGGCGTCAAATGATGGATAAAAACAAAGGTGCAACTTTTGAAACTTATGCTGAAGATGTAGAAGATGACGAAGATTCTCTCGTTGAAGCGAAGGAGGAAGGGCATGAAGATGAAGCAGAAGATAAAAAACTTATCAAGAAAATGATGAAGAAACATATGAAAGAAGACATTGATGCTCTCATGCAAGGTGAAGACCTTTCAGAAGAATTTATTCAAAAAGCAACTACAATTTTTGAAGCAGCGGTACTTTCTCGCGTTGAAGAAATTGTTGAAGAAATTGAATCAGAATACGAGCAGCAATTTGAAACTTCTGTTGCTGAACTCAGAGAAGATTTCGCAACCAAGATTGATGACTATCTAAACTATATGGTCAAAGAATGGATGGAAGAAAATCAACTTGCCATCGACACTGGGCTAAAATCAGAAATCGTAGAAGATTTCATGGTCGGATTACACAATCTATTCGCTGAACACTATATTGATCTTCCAACGGAAAAAGTTGATATCGTTGAAGAACTTGCAGAAAAAGTTGAAGAACTTGAGAATGAACTAAATGAACAAATTCAACTTTCTATTGAGCTTTCAAAGGAAATTATCGAACACAAAAGATTTGAGGCCGTGCAAGCAGTTTGCGAAGGCCTAACGCAGACTCAGGTAGAAAAACTTAAATCACTCGCAGAGGGTGTTGAGTTCACTTCTGAGGAAGATTTCGCAGAAAAACTGGTCACATTAAGGGAAGCATATGTCCCTTCTTCAGTTAAAACTGCCGAAAAGTCTGCCCTAGAAGAAGGCGTTGAAGTGCCAGAAGATAAGCCATCAAAGCATTCTTCTGATCCGCTTGTTGACGCTGTAGCAAAAACAATCTCTAAATCGGTATTAAAATAAATAATACCATTATTAACAATAATAGGAGTTACTTAAATGTATCTATCTGAAGAAATTCAAGCAAAATGGAAACCAGTTCTTGAACATCCCGAACTGGACTCAATCAAAGACTCATATCGTAAGGCTGTTACTGCTATTGTTCTTGAGAACCAATCTCAAGCTATGTCATCAGACCGTGCGCAAATGGGAATGTTGACAGAAAATTCAACAGGTCCTTCAAACGTTACAGGTTCTGGTGTACAGAACTTCGATCCAATTCTTATTAGTTTGGTTCGTCGTGCGCTTCCTAATCTGATTGCTTATGACGTTGCTGGTGTTCAGCCAATGACTGGTCCTACAGGGCTAATCTTTGCAATGCGCGCACGTTATGGGCAAAACATGACTGGTGGTTCTGAGGCATTCTTTAACGAAGCAAATACACAGTTCTCTGGTATTGGTTCAGATACAAATCGTTTTGGTTTTGCTAACAACACCACAGGTGACACGATCACCAATCCAGTCGGTAACGGTTTCACGACAGCAAATACGTTCACAACTGGTATCGGTATGCCAACGGCAACGGCTGAATATCTTGGTTCAGACACGAATACGGCATTCGGGCAAATGGCATTCTCAATCGAGAAAGTCACTGTTACTGCACAAAGCCGTGCGCTAAAAGCTGAATACTCACTTGAACTTGCACAAGACCTGAAGGCAATTCACGGGCTTGATGCTGAGACAGAACTGTCAAACATTCTGTCAACAGAAATTCTTGCTGAGATCAACCGAGAAGTTATTCGTACAATCTATACTGTTGCTAAGAATGGTGCTCAGTATGGCACGACAACTGCTGGTATTTTCGACCTTGACACAGATTCAAATGGCCGTTGGTCAGTTGAGCGTTTCAAAGGGCTGATCTTCCAAATCGAACGTGATGCTAACGTTATTGCAAAAGAAACTCGTAGAGGTAAAGGTAACGTTCTGATCGTTTCTTCAGACGTCGCTTCAGCAATGGCTATGGCTGGTGTTCTTTCTTATACACCTGCTCTGACAGCCGATCTACAAGTTGATGACACTGGTAACACCTTTGCTGGTCTCCTGCATGGGCGTATCAAAGTTTACATCGATCCATATTTCGGTGGCTATACAAGCAATCAAGAACTTGTCACAATCGGTTATAAGGGTACTTCACCTTATGATGCTGGTCTGTTCTATTGCCCATATGTTCCTCTCCAAATGGTTCGTGCAGTTGATCAATACACGTTCCAGCCAAAGATCGGCTTCAAGACTCGTTACGGCATGGTTGCAAACCCATTTGCCGGCGGTCCAAATGCTGATCTAGGTCAGTTGTATTCTAAGCGCAATACGTACTATCGTATTTTCCGCGTTGCAAACCTTATGTAATTGATGTAGCCACCGTTAAGAGTGGTTTTAGAGGAGCCTTCGGGCTCCTCTTTTTTTATTCCTAAATAGTAAATAAGAGGAGATAAAAAAATGAGTGGCTTAATTAAAAAACCAAAGAATACTAATTTTCTACAACCCACAAAATACTCCGTAAGTTTTCCAGAAATTTCCGATACGGTTTATTTTTGCCAAAAGGTAAATTTACCTGGAATTGAAATAACAGAATTACCTCACCCAACACCCAATCTTGATTTATTTGTACCTGGTACAAAACTTTCATATAGCACATTTGATATTGAATTCTTAGTGAATGAAGATTTATCGTCTTGGTTGTACATACATGATTGGATGAGAGGTATCACGACAGACATGGGATATAGAACACAACCTAAAGCACAAGCTATATTAACAGTTTACTCAAATCAAAATAATCCTAAGTTTAGAATTTCTTTTAAAGATATATTTCCACTAAATCTAGGTGATATAGAATTCGATACTGCATCTTCTGCGGAAGATCATGTAATTTGCAGAGCATCTTTTCGTTTTAATTACTTTGACATAGAAAGACTTTAATGATAAAATAGATCATTTATCAACAGGATGTGATTATGGAAAATCTTGAACAGTTACTCAAATATTGGGATGATGATTGTATTATTGATCAAACGGAACCAGGCAAAGAATTACTAAAAATTCCTGTTCTACACAACAAATACTTAAAAATCTTAATCAAACACAGACTTGCAAGTAAAAGAATAACATTCGAATATTCAAAGATGAGAAAGGTGAAGGAGGAATATTACAATGGCACACTTTCACAAGAAGAACTTAATGAATATGGGTGGGAACAATTTCTTTTAAATATCAAAACTAAACAGGGTATAGATAAGTATCTAGATTCTGATAAAGATTTAATTCGTTTACTTGAGAAAAAAATGCATCATGATGAAGCGATTTCAGTCTGTGAGTCGATTCTACAGGAATTAAAAAGTAGAACATATCAACTAAGAGATTTTATTTCATGGGAAAAATTTATAGGTGGAAACTAATATAATAATTAAAAAAAGCAATGAAGCTTTTGTTAAAATAGATTGTGACAGAAGTACAGCACAAGAACTGTCAGATTATTTTACTTTTTATGTTCCCGGATTTCAATTTACTCCTGCATATAGGAATAAAATTTGGGACGGAAAAATTAGATTATTTAATTTAAAAACAAACGAGCTTTATCATGGGCTTTTTCCTCTCGTTGAAAATTTTGCAAACGAAAGAGATTACAAAGTAAGTTATGCTAATCCCAGACCAGACTTAATAGATCATTTTTCTGAACAAATAACAGATGATTTTATCAAAGAATTAAATTTACATTCGAAAAATAAACCAATAACTGTTGACAGTCATCAAAGAGATGCATTCATGCATTCTATGACAAATCGTAGGTGTTTAATTTTATCACCTACAGCATCTGGAAAATCTTTAATAATGTATTTAATAGTGAGGCAATTGTTAAATTCAGGATGTAAAAAAGGTTTAGTAATTGTTCCTAGGACATCCTTAGTTGAGCAATTATTTTCAGATTTTATAGACTATTCATCACACAATGATTGGAATGTACCAGAAAATATTCATAGAATATATCAGGGGAAAGAAAAGATCACTGATCTACCTCTCATAATTACAACATGGCAATCCGTGTATCAATTACCCAAAGAATATTTCCAGCAATTTGATTTTGTTTTGGGTGATGAAGCGCATCTATTTAAATCACAATCACTCACAACAATATTATCAAATTGCACAAATGCTAGATATAGAATAGGGTTGACTGGAAGTTTAGATGGAACAAAGACACACAAATTAGTTTTAGAAGGGCTTTTTGGGCTATCAAAAAGAGTTGCTACGACAAAACAATTAATGGAGAAAAACCGCCTTTCTGATTTTGAAATAAAATGTTTAATTTTAAAACATGATGATGAAATATGCGAAAGATTAAGTAAATCCACTTATCAAGAAGAAATAGAGTATCTGATATTAAATCGGCAAAGAAATAAATTTATCAAAAACCTTTCTATTTCATTGAAAGGAAATACACTTATATTGTACCAATATGTTGACAAACACGGTAAAATATTATATGATATGATATCACAAACAGAAAATATAGGAGAAAGAAAAATATTTTTTGTTTATGGAAAAACTGATGTAGAAACTAGGGAGAATGTGCGTAGTATAACAGAAAAGGAAAAAGATGCAATCATTATTGCTTCTTATGGTACATTTTCCACTGGTATTAATATTAGAAATTTACACAATGTAATTTTTGCATCTCCTTCGAAATCTAGAGTACGTAATCTACAGTCAATAGGTAGGGCTTTAAGAATAGGGGATGACAAAGAAAAAGCAATTCTTTATGATATAGCGGATGATCTACGTCATAAAAAACGTAATAACTATACACTTGATCATTTCATAGAAAGAGTTAATCTATATAATGAAGAAAAGTTTTCCTACAAAATATATAAAATAGGATTAAAAAATGCAAACAATAAAGGTAATTAAACTGTACAATGGAGATGAAATCGTAGCATACACCGAACAATTTGAGAAATATGTAAAAGTAAAAGATCCATTTCAGTTCTTTTTAAAGTTTGATAAAAATGGTGCACAAAGTATAGCTATAGATTTTTGGTTACCTGTTCCACTCATAAAGAGTAGCGAAGCTGAACTTTTAATTGAAAAAATCATTGCTGTAATGGAACCTTCGGAGGAATTTAGTGAGTACTATGAAAATGTTGTAAAAGCTACCCAGAAGAAGAGTAAATCTGATACTGAAGATATGGAACTAATTGATACAGATGATGAAGAAACTAGGTTAAAGATATTACTAGAACATATGGATATACCTAGTAATGGTTTTATTAATTAACATGCAGAGGGTACATTTAGGAGTATAAACACTTGTCAAGAGGAAATCAATACTAATTATGGTGAATATGAACAAAAATACCAAAAGAGGGCACTACATAAACAATTCAGACTTTTGTAAAGCATTGGTAGATTACAAAGAATCCGTTAGATTGGCGCAAATAGAAAAAAGACCAAAACCCATTGTACCGAATTACATAGGCGAATGTTTCATTAAAATAGCAGAGGGGCTTTCACACAAACCTAATTTTATAAATTATACTTACCGGGAAGAAATGGTTGCAGATGGTATTGAAAACTGTATAATGTATTTTGAAAATTTCGATCCAGCCAAATCAAGTAATGCGTTTGCATACTTTACTCAAATAATTTACTTTGCTTTTTTGAGGAGAATACAAAAAGAGAAAAAGCAAATGTATGTGAAATATAAATCAACGGAACAATTTGGCATTTTAGAGGAAACTGAACTCCTTGGTTATGATGAAATCAATTCAAAACCATTTGAATTGTATGATAATATATCTGAATTTATTGAAAATTTTGAAATAACCAAAAAGAAGAAAAAACCAATACCAAAAAAACAGAAGGGTATTGAAAAATTTTTAGAGGACTAATTATGAAAATAGGATTTACTTGTTCCTGTTTCGATCTTTTTCATGCCGGGCATGTAATGATGTTGAAAGAGGCGAAATCACAATGCGATTGGCTAATCGTGGGTCTACAGACGGATCCAACGATTGATAGACCAGAAAAAAATAAACCAGTCCAATCTGTATTGGAAAGGTACATTCAACTTGAAGCATGTAAATATGTGGATGAAATAGTGCCCTATTCTACCGAAAAAGACTTGATGGACATCTTGACATCCTTCTCCATTGATGTTAGAATAATTGGTGAAGAATACAGAAATAAAGAATACACAGGAAAAGCATTGTCGATTCCTATTCACTATAATAGTCGCCGACACAGTTTCAGTTCAACTGAACTCAGAACAAGAATTGCTAATTTAACTCCAAAAATCTTGACACTCCAATCGACAGAAGCATTGACACATGAAAGTTGCATTAATAACTGATCAGCATTTCGGTGCAAGGAACGATTCACTACATTTTCTGGACTTCTATGAAAAATTTTATAATTTATTTTTCTTAGAACTGGATGATAACGGTATTGATCATGTTTTAATTTTGGGAGATACGTTTGATCGTAGAAAATATGTAAATTTTTATTCCTTACAAAGATCGAAGAAGATGTTTTTTGATCGTTTGAAAGTAAGAAATGTAAAAGTTTACATGTTGGTGGGCAACCATGACACTTATTACAAAAATACCAATAATGTTAATTCACCTGAATTGATGTTGAACGAATATAGTAATATAACAATTATTAATGATCCTGAGACTATTGATATCGATGGTACTTATATTTGCATGATGCCGTGGATTTGCTCCGAAAATTATGAATCGTCCATGAATGAATTGAAAAGCACGAACGCTACTATCTGCATGGGGCACTTTGAAATAGAAGGTTTTCAAATGTATAGAGGTGCACCTTCAAATGAAGGTTTAAATCCTAAGACCTTTGCAAAATTTGATATGGTATTTTCTGGGCATTATCATCATAAATCTTCAAAAAATAATATACATTATCTCGGTAATCCTTATGAACTGACATGGCAAGACTATGACGATGCAAGAGGGTTTCATATTTTAGACTTAAAGACACACGAACTGTCTTTTATCCAAAATCCATACAGAATGTTTCATAAGTTAATTTATGATGATAAAACTGATTCAATAGCAGATATTCAAAATCTGGACTTGCAAAAATATTCTTCATCATACGTAAAGGTTGTAGTAGTAAATAAAACAAACCCGTATCTTTTTGATATGCTAATTAATAAGTTGTATCAAGTAAATCCCATTGATATATCTGTAGCAGAAGATTTTACTGATATTGAAGAAATTAATGATAGTGAAATTGATCAAGCTGAAGATACAATTACAATTCTCAGTAAGTATGTAGACAATTTAACAGTTGATTTAGATAAAAATAAACTTAAATCCATTTTTAGAGAAATTTATATCGAAGCATTGAATGAGGAAAGTGTATGAGTTATATTACTAGAATAGTGAACAATCCTTTAGACAAACTCCTTTTTGTGCCCAATATGGTAGTTGATAGAGGTTTTTTTACTCCTAAAGAATGTGATGACATTTGCAACATTTGCAGTAAATTGATATTGTCTGAAGGTGGATTATTTTCTGGCGAAGATGTATATAATACCAGAAAGGCTAAAACTGCATTTATAAATCAGCCCACATCTGAAACCTATTGGATTTATGAAAAATTTAATAATTTGATAGGTTATTATAATGATACTATGTTTGGGTTTGATCTAACTGGTTATAGTTATATGCAATATGCAGAGTATGACATTGAAGGTAAACATAACTTTCATATGGATATTGCGCTCAATAGCCCATCGGTAATTAACTATCAGGTGAATGAACATCTTAGAAAGCTGACTATCGTACTTATGCTCAATCAACAAAATAATGATTTTGAGGGTGGAGACTTTCAAGTAAATTTATCGGAAGAAAGAGTTGCAACAAGAGTTGATATGAATAAAGGTAATGTCTTAATTCTTCCATCTTTTTTACTACACAGAGTCACACCTGTAACAAAAGGATTGAGAAAAACACTTGTTCTGTGGGCTATCGGACCAAAATTTAAATAATGATTATTTTTCAAAAATGTAGGTGGAAAAATTTTCTTTCCACCGGTAATTCTTTTACAGAAATTGATCTGACCAGATCAACAAATACACTTATTATTGGGCAAAATGGAGCAGGCAAATCCACAATATTGGATGCGCTTACTTTTGGTTTGTTTGGAAAACCATTCAGAAAAATTAATAAACCTCAATTAATAAATTCAATCAACAATTCAAACTGTGTTGTTGAGGTTGAATTTGCAATTGGAAAGAAACAATATAAAATTGTTCGTGGAATAAAACCCAACCTCTTCGAAATTTACTGTGATAATATACTCGTAAATCAAGATGCAAAGGCAAAAGATTACCAAGATCATCTAGAGAAGTTTATCCTTAAATGGAACATGAAAGCATTCACTCAAATTGTTATTTTAGGTTCAGCATCTTTTGTTCCTTTTATGCAACTGTCTCCTTCAGACAGACGTACAATCATTGAAGATTTGCTCGATATTGAAATATTTTCCTCAATGAATACCATTGTAAAAAATAAATTATCATTTATTAAGGATTCTCAAAAAGAAAATGAATTTAATTTAAATATAACTGCCGAAAAAATCAAACTTCAAAAACAAAACATTGAAGATAGTAATAAATTGAGGCAAGCAGAAATTGAAAAGAAGGAAACAGAGTTTAAAAATAATACAAAATTTTTAGAAACGACAACTACAAATATAAAATTAATTCAAAAACATATTGATGCTCTATTGGCTAGCATAAACGATAAATCTAAACTGGAAAAGAAAAATAAAAAGCTATTTGAAATAGAGGTAAAATTTGAGAATAACATTAAGAAAATAAAAAAAGAAATAGAATTTTATGAAAGCACTGATAATTGCCCAACATGCCATCAATTTATAGACCTTGAACACAAACAGAAAAATGTATCAGAAAAAACAAACAAACTTTCTGAAATAAAAGATGCATCAAAAAATCTTGAAGATGAAGTAAACAAAATAAATGAAAGATTGAATATAATTTCGGATGTACAAAAAAGTATCAATGAGCATCAATCGGAAATTATAAAATTATCAACTCAAGTAATACAAGTAAATGAATATAATGAAAAATTAATTACCGAAATAAAAAATCTTTCAGTCAGTTCCGACAATCTGGAAAATAACCAATTTAAACTAAAAGAATTGAAAACTATTTTGGAAAAATATATAGAGATTGCTAAACAATTATCTTCAGACAAACAATATTTTGATTATGCAGCAACTTTACTAAAAGATACAGGCATTAAAACAAAGATTATCAAGCAGTATTTACCAATAATGAATAAGCTGATTAATAAACATCTTTCTGCTATGGACTTCTTTGTAAATTTTAATCTGAATGAAAGTTTCGAGGAGACTATTAAATCTAGGCATAGAGATGTTTTCTCCTATGCATCTTTCTCTGAAGGAGAAAAAATGAGAATTGATTTGGCATTATTGTTCACATGGAGACAAATTGCTAAATTGAAAAATTCAACAAATACTAATTTGCTAATACTAGATGAAGTATTTGATTCTTCATTAGACGGTGTAGGCACAGAAGAATTCATGAAGTTGCTGAACACATTAGATAACAAAACAAATGTATTTGTGATCTCACACAAAGGTGATCAACTTTTTGACAAGTTTAGATCAGTAATTAAATTTGAAAAGAAAAATAATTTTTCACAGGTGGTTAAATGAATGAAGAACTAAAAAATGATGTAATTCGTATTAATACAAATCCTTATGATGAATCATCACCTCCTATAGTCCAAGAACAAATAGAAATTTTTAAACTAGTTGATGAAAACCATCCTTCTTTAAAAAAAGTTTTACCTGAATTTGATTTCTCTAATCCACCAGTAGACCCAAATAAATTTGCCAGTTCACTTGTAGAAACATGTAAAAAGAATAATGGATTAGGGTTATCTGCAAACCAATGTGGCTTTGAACACAGAGTTTTTGTGATGGGTAGTGGTGATAATTATGTAGCTTTTTTTAATCCAAAGCTACTTGTGATTTCGGATAAAAAGGAAAAAATGGAAGAAGGTTGCCTATCATTTAAAGGATTATTTTTGAATGTAGAAAGGGCTACAGAAATTGTGGTAGAATACCAAGATTTCAATGGTATAAAAAGGCAAATGAAGTTTACCGGTTTAACTGCTCGTTGTTTTCAACATGAGCTTGACCATATGAACGGAATGACGTATCATAGCCATGTAGGTAAACTGTCTGTACAGATGGCGCTGAAGCGTAAGCAGAAATATCTGAAAAAGATTTCAAAAATTAATAATGAGTGAACTAATGGAAACAAACATTAATATTGTGGAAGAAAATGATAAGTGGCCCGACTTTGTTAAAAAACAATGGGAAGACTGGTCGGAAAAAAATCCTAAAGAAAAGTTTCAGCATATTGATACTGATAATTTGAAAAAGACATTGACCGAAGACCTTTCTTATGTATCAAAAATGGATGTCAAAGAATATACTCTGTATCAAAAATGGTGTGAAATTCAGGAAAAATTTCCAACGAAAGAAGTTATGTCAGTTTTTGGAGATTCTGAAAGACATTTGATTGATAGTTCTCAACAAGAAATTATCAATCATGTTAAAAATAATATTTGGATTCCTGAATCACCTGATGATTACATGAATTTAAAGCCTGTTATGGAATATACAGATGATTCTGGGCAAGAACTTGTTTCTGCGGTCGATGGCTCAAAAATTAAAAAAGATAAAAAGCGAACAAAAAATCTTCCTGTTACTTGGAATGCTGCAAGAACCTTCATTTCAACAATGAAAAATAATTCTAACATTGGAAGAAATTTAAATTTTCTTGTTAAAGATGATGTTACAGGAAAATATCTAGGTGTAGTGTGCATTTCTTCAGACTTTCTTGACTTAACACCTAGAGATAAATTTATTGGATGGGAACGAGAAAAGAAAACACAAGGAGGTATGATTAATCATACTGCAATCGGTTCTTCTATTGTTCCGTTTCAGCCACTTGGTTATAACTATATGGGTGGAAAACTTTTAGCTTTGCTTTGTTTGTCCGACGAAGTGCAAAAAATTTGGAAACAAAAATATGGGGATGTTTTGGTTGGCGTTACCACTACATCTCTTTATGGCAATACCAAATCAAATGGGCTAAGTCAATATGATGGATTAGAATATTGGCAAAAGATGGGTTTTTCTTCTGGCTCAGTTGCATTTGAACCTAACAAAAAAACATTACAAATGATTTGGGCTTGGCTTAAAGAAAATTACACAGAAAAATATTTCGAATGGTGGGAAGCAAAAAATATTCATGGGCTTCCTTTCAAGAGAGACCACAAAAATCGCTCACTTCATTTTGCATATCCAAAATTAGAAATTGCTAAAGAATTAACCAAGACTGATCACCAACGAGGAATTTATTTCTCTACATTGTACAATAATACTTGTGAGTTTCTTCGCAATGAAATCACAGAGTCTGATTTAGTGAAATCATTTGACACAAGTTGTGAATCCCTTTCACAAATCTGGAAAACAAAATATGCAAAACCCAGAATCTCAATGCTAAAAAAGAAAAACAATGTTTCAAAAGAAACACTATTCTATGATGACCTAATTTATATGACATGGGAGGAAACCAAGTCAAAATATCTAACCCAAGTCGGTAGATAAGTGTAAATATACCATATATTGTATTGATTTATTTCATATATAATAGTATGATGTGGTTCCTGTCACAAGGAATTTTTATTTTGTCTATATTATAGGAGAAACGACATATGAAAAAAATGTCAACAAAACAAAAAATGATTGCTGCCCTAACCAAAAAAACAGGGTATAATACTTTTAGTGTAGCGCAGGCTGTTTCACGGTTCGGTGTTAAAGCAAAAACTGTCACTGCACGTATTGCAGAACTTCGCAAAGAAGGTTATGCAATTTACACAAATCTAAAGACACGTAAAGACGGGACAAAAGTATCCGTTTATCGCCTAGGTAAACCCTCCAAGTCACTTAAGGCACAATGGCGTGCTATGGGTATTCGCGCACAAGCCGTTTAAATAAGTCAGTCTAAAACAGGAGAAAGGCAGTAATTGCCTTACTCCTAATTTTTTATGGATACAAAATGGAAATTCAAATTAAAACGGAAGAACTCAGAAAAAAGAGTTTGTTTGTGGCTACACCAATGTATGGTGGAATGAATCATGGGCTTTATATGAAAGCATGTCTCGACTTGCAGGGCATGTGTATTCAATATGGAGTAAATATTAAATTTTCATTTCTTTTCAATGAATCTTTGATCACGCGAGCTAGAAATTATTTGGTAGATGAATTCTACAACCGTTCAGAATGCACACATATGCTTTTCATTGATTCTGACATTAGTTTCAATCCGCAAGATGTAATTGCAATGTTGGCCTTGGACAAAGATGTAATTGGAGGCCCATATCCTAAAAAAGCAATTAAATGGAAAAATATTCAAAAGGCGGCGCTGCTTCATCCCGAAATCAAACCACACGATCTAGAAAAAGTTGCTGGGGATTTTGTATTTAATGCAGTAAAAGGTACATCACAATTTCATGTATCTGAGCCTCTTGAAGTTATGGAGATCGGAACGGGCTTTATGATGATTAAACGTGAAGTGTTTCCTAAATTAGAAGAAGCATATCCTCAATTGAGATATCGCCCTGATCATGTTGGGCAACAACACTTTGATGGATCACGATACATTCATGCTTTTTTTGATACAATCATCGACACAAAAGATTCCGCCACAGGTGGAGGTTCCGATAGATATCTTTCAGAGGACTATATGTTTTGTCAGCTATGGCGCAAAACCGGCGGGCAAATTTGGTTGTGCCCATGGATGAGAACACAACATATTGGTACTTATCATTTTCATGGAGATATGCCTGCTGTTGCAAGTTTTGTTGGTGAAATGTAATGATTATTGGAGTTTTGGGATTTATTGGATCAGGTAAAGGTACTGTAGGTGAAATTTTATGTAATGATTTTAATTTCACCTCTGTCAGTTTTGCATCCCATCTAAAGGATGTGGCATCTGTTCTTTTCGGTTGGGACAGAAATCTTTTGGAAGGTGACACAAAGGAATCTAGAGAATTCAGAGAAACTCCTGATAATTTTTGGGCTAAAAAAATAGGAAATCATTTTACACCAAGATTGGCTTTGCAGTTACTTGGCACACAATCGATTAGAAATGTTTTTCATGAAGATTTTTGGGTATATGCTCTTGAAAATAAACTAAAAAATATAGGAGAAAACAAAAATGTGGTGGTGACAGATGTTCGGTTTAAAAATGAATTGAATTGGTTAAAATCTAAAAATGGTATGACACTTAAAATCAGTAGAGGGAAAAATCCCGATTGGTATCATATTGCAAAACTTGCAAATAATGGATCGAAAGAAGCAGAAAAATTCATGTTAGAAGAAAGTGGTATACATGAATCTGAATGGAGATGGGTAGGGCATCCCATAGATTATGTGATTAGAAATGATGAAAGTTTGGATGTTTTGAAACAAAATCTTGAAAAAGTTTTATCTCTGTGATATAATTTGTACCTTCAAAAAAAGGAGTTTGTAATGAAATTGACTAGTAGTACTATGACTGTATTGAAGAATTTCTCATCTATTAATGAGAATATCTTTGTGAAACCTGGTAATGTTATTGAGACAGTTTCGAAGCAAAAAAATATTCTTGCTAGGGCTGAAGTAACGGAACTGTTCTCCGATGAATTTGGTATTCATGATTTAAATAACTTCCTAAGTGTTCTCACATTGTCTAAAGACAATACCCCAGAAATTGAATTTGAAAATAATAACATTATTATTAAAAGTCGAGGAGGTAAGAGCAGTACAACTTATAGGAAAGCAAGTAAAGAAGTTTTGGTTTTGCCGCCTGAAAAAAAGATTAACATGGACAATGCTGAAATTAACTTCACTTTCTCAAATGATGATTTGGAATGGTGTCAAAAAGCCGCATCAGCTTTAAATTCACCTAATGTTGCGTTTGTTTCCGATGGTGAAAATATCAGCTTGCAAATTTTTGACGCAAAAAATGATGCATCAAATGTAAACACCACCGTTATTGGTAACTCAGACGGTAAAAAATATAAAATTATTTTTGCAACCGAAAACTTTAAATTTATTCCTGGTTCATATAACGTGAATATTCATTCGCGTGGTATTGCTCATTTCAAAAATAATAATATGTCTATTGAATATTGGGTCGCCGCAGAGACCGGCTCATCTTATGAGGGTTAATCATGACTGACATTGTTACTCAATACGGAACGTTTAAAGAAGAAGATTTGAAATCAATCAAAGATGCATTGAATGAAATTTCAAACGAACTGAATATCATTTCACAGCACAAAGACTCAATTAAGGATGTCATTAATGTTGTTTATGATAACTATAATATTCCTAAAAAAGTTATTCGTCGTTTAGCGAAAGCACATCATAAAAATTCATTTCAAGAAGAAGTTGCGCAAGATAATGAATTTGAATCAATTTACATTGGGTTAACCGAAACCAAATGAATGCTGTCAGACGGGGGTTTGCAAAAACTTTAGGTGTTGCGAGTTTAATTACAGTAGGAGTTGCTGGTTACAAACAAGCAAAAGAAAAAATTGTTTATAAACAAGATGAACTTCCTACTGCTGAACTCGAAAAACAACTAGAAAGAAAACCAGTTTTGCAGTTAGCTGCAACTTACGGGGAAGAGATACCTCCAGAACCATTTTACAATTCAAATCAGATTTGTTTTTTAGGTATTACACCTAGGTATAAACCAGGCACCGAAATTAATGTTAAAGTTAATATTGTGCCTGGTCCGGATGGTAAACTTTATGTCAAAGAAAATGATACTTGGCGTAAAATCTGACATGTTTGCTTTTTATATTATGAGGAACACGAATGGACAACAAGCAAATCCTTTGGGTGGAAAAGTATCGCCCACACAAAATTCAAGATTGTATTCTCCCCGATAACATTAAGGCTACCTTTCAAGAATATGTTAACAGAAAAGAAATCCCAAATTTGCTACTTGCTGGATCCGCAGGGGTCGGTAAAACAACAATTGCAAAGGCTCTCTGCGAGGAAGTCGGATGCAACTATCTCATCATCAATGGGTCGGATGAAAGCGGTATTGACACATTCCGTACCAAAATCAAAAATTATGCATCATCAATGAGTCTTTCTGGTGGCCGAAAGGTCATCATTATTGATGAAGCAGATTATTTAAATCCCTCATCAACACAACCTGCTCTACGCGGAGCAATTGAAGAATTTTCTAACAATTGCTCCTTTATTTTCACTTGTAATTATAAAAATAGAATTATAGAACCGCTTCATTCAAGGTGTTCAGTCATTGAATTTAAAATTCAAAACGGGCAAAAGGTCAAAATGGCTGCACAGTTTATGAAAAGAGTCGAATGGATTCTTCAGCAAGAAGAAATTCCATACGAGAAGGATGTTGTCGCTGCCGTCATCACAAAACATTTTCCCGATAATCGCCGTATTTTAAATGAATTGCAGAGGTATTCTACCTCAGGTATCATTGATAAGGGCATTTTAAGTAATGTTTCAGATGTAAATATCTCAAATCTTATTAAATCGGTCAAGGAAAAGGACTTTGGTGCAACACGAAAATGGGTTGCACTAAATCTAGACAATGATTCAGTTTCTATCATAAGAAAAATTTATGATTCACTATATGATTTCTTAAAGCCAGAAAGCATTCCACCTGCTGTATTGATTCTTTCGAAATATCAATATCAATCTGCTTTTGTGGCAGATCAAGAAATCAATCTTGTGGCATGTCTTACTGAATTTATGGTTGAATGTGAGTTTAAGTGATGACTGATTTATTCAAAGAAATTATTCCAAGTATTCTTCAGACAAAAAAGAATATTCTTGAAAATGAAAAAGATTATAATTCATTCATTGTAAATAGGGCGCTTTCATATCATATGGACTGCATTTTATATGCAAATGAAATGAATAAAAATCACACCTTGTCACCTATGCTTCAATACCAATATTATCTAAATACCATTAGACCGATGAAAAGGAAGTTTCAATCTTGGCAAAAGCAATCGGTTTCTAAAGATTTGGAATGCGTTAAAGAATATTTTAATTATTCAAACGAAAAAGCTAAAGAAGCTTTGCGTATTCTGACTGATGATCAACTCACTTTCATAAAAGAAAAAATAGATAAAGGCGGAGTGAAAAAATAATGGTTAAACTAGAAAATATGATAGAGGTGTTATTGTGTGAAAAGGATGACTTTCTAAAAGTAAAAGAAACCTTAACAAGAATTGGTATAGCTTCAAAAAAAGAGAAAGTTTTATATCAGTCTTGCCACATATTACATAAACAAGGTAAATATTATATTGTACATTTTAAAGAATTATTTGCTCTTGATGGAAAAGAATCAGATTTTTCGGAAAATGATATTGCAAGAAGAAATACAATCGCAAGACTATTAGAAGATTGGGAATTAGTTGACATTGTAAATAAGGAACTCATTAAAGAACCTTCAGTATCTCTTTCACAAATTAAAATTCTGTCTCACAAAGAGAAGGATGATTGGGAATTGATACCAAAATATAATATTGGCAAAAAACCACAAAATTTGGCTAAATAATTATACCTCCCTTCGGGATGGGACTTGCCCTCCGAGGCAAAGACAAGTAAAATAAACCTCGGACCAATGCCTTTTGGATTGGTAATTTTACTAACTCGCTTAATTTAAGGAGAACTAATATGACTTTTTCATACGGAAAATCTTTGCTTCCTTCCACTGTAGGATTCGATAGGCTTCTTAGCACTTTCGAAGAATTTGATAACCTACAACTTAAACCTCAAACTTATCCACCATACAATCTCATCAAAGAAGATGATCTGAATTGGACAATTGAAATTGCTATTGCAGGTTTTAAACGTGAAGAAATTGATGTTACTTATGAAAACTGCAAACTAATTGTGAGTGGTGCGATTTCAGAAAGTCAATCAAAAAAAGAATATTTGCATCGCGGAATTGCCAAAAGAGATTTTTCACACAAATTTATTTTGGCTGAAACTGTTGTTGTAAAAAACGCACAGATTGAAGATGGTACACTTGTGATCAAACTGGAAAATATCATTCCAGAAGAAAAGAAACCAAGAAAAATTGAAATTAGTACTGTTGCAGAAAAACTCTTGACAGAGTAAACAAAGTAGTGTAGGATTACTATTATCGATAGGAGTCCTACACTATGGAAAATTACTTTACAATTGTAAACTTTAGCATCTTTATGCTGGGAGCATTTTTTGGTGCTTTGGTTGGGCGACTATTAACTTTCTGTATAATGTCTATTTGCTTTTTAGTATTACTTTTCAAGCCATGAAAACAAAAGATCAACCCGTAAAATTGCGTAATCGTTTCAATTTGACCGATGTTTACTACACTTATACTCATTGGTCAACAAAAGAAATTGATGGTGTTATTTTTCTATCTGTTGTAAAAGAATATCCCTCTTCAAAAACACAAACAATTCATTATATTCGTAAAGATTCTTTGGAAAAAACAAAATGAAAATTGCTGTTGCATCGGACCTACATCTTGAATTCGGAAAAATCTCACTTGAAAATGAGGAAAATGCAGAGGTTCTGATTTTATCTGGTGATATTTGTGTAGCCGCACACTTTAAACAAAGTTTCATTGATTTTTTCCGTGAATGTTCGGAAAGATTCCCTCATGTAATTTACATTATGGGTAATCATGAACATTATGATGGTGATTATCAACTAAGTTACCAACTTCTAAAAGACGAACTTTCAAGTTTTGAAAATGTATATCTCCTTGAAAAGGAAGTCGTTAAAATTAAAGACTTCACTTTTATCGGTGGCACTTTGTGGACCGACATGAACAAGAATGATCCAAATACTCTTTGGCATGTTCGTCGCGTTATGAATGATTTTCGAATTATTCGCAACGGCGGGAGTAATGTTCTAACTCCAGATGATGTTTATTCCGATCATTTGCAAATGATTGATTTCATTAAGAATGTTGTCGATGTAAATAAAGAAGGTAAATTTGTTGTCGTTGGGCATCATTCACCGTCGAAACTTTCCATCAAACCGAAATATGAAAAAGATGTGCTAACAAATGGTGCTTATTCAAGTGAATTGTCAGAATTCATTCTAGATCGCCCACAAATTAAACTATGGACTCATGGGCATACACATGAAACATTTGATTATATGATTGGGTCAACTAGAATTTTATGCAATCCTCGTGGTTATATTGACTATGAAAAACGTGCGGATGAATTTGAACTTCTTTTTACGGAGATTTAATTATGCCTCTCTATGAAATTGATGTACTTGTAACATTTCGCAATAAGTATATTATTGAAGCAAATGAACTTGAACATGCATTTGATGAAATGGTTTTCACTGAAAACACCCGAGAATTTAGTGAAGTAACTCAAAAATTTTTAGGTGAAAATATTATTGACGGTAAGGAAATTTCTAAAGAAGAAATTCCAGTTTTATTGGAGCGTCTAAAAGAAAACAAAGACGAAATCGCAAGTTACTGGATGGGTGAAAAACTCATTCACAAGGTAGATTACACAAAATAATTTTCTGACCGTAGTTAAATGGATATAACATGGGTCTTCTAAACCCAGATTCCAGGTTCGATTCCTGGCGGTCGGGCCATTTAAAAAAGGAATTTTATGTCACAAACAGTAAGGAATCTAGAAAGTGCATTGGCAGGTGAGTCCATGGCACACATCAAGTATCGTTACTTTGCTAGAATTGCACGAGAAGAGGGATTCGAAGAAGTTGCACGGCATTTCGAAGAAACGGCGGATCAAGAAATCAAACATGCTTGGGGGCATCTTGAACTTTTGATTGGTAAGCCTTCTACGAAGGAATGTCTTGAAAAAGCAATTGCGGGCGAGACCTACGAGTATACTGAAATGTATCCATTATTCCTTTCAGTTGCTGAAACTGAAGGGTTGCATCATGCCGCTGAAATAGCAAAAGAACAAATTCAAGAAAGTCAAGAACATGCAGAACAATTTATTGAAGTATTAAAGAAAGCAGAGAAAAGGTTTGCCGCTTTGAAAAAGGTTGAAGAGCGTCATGCAAACGCATATAAAAAAGTATTGGAGGCACTATGAAAACGGAATATGTTTGTGTAGTATGTGGGCATGTACATGATGAAGAAACAGAAGGTGCATGGGAATCTCTCTCTGATGATTTTGTTTGCCCAGAATGTGGCGTAGGTAAAGAAGATTACGAGGCCGTGTGAAAGATAAATTCGTTCACGCTTATATGAAAACGGCAGAGACCTTTGCGGAACTAAGTTCCGCAAGGCGTCTTCATGTTGGTGCGATTATTGTAAAAGATGATCGTATTATTTCCATTGGTTATAATGGAATGCCGTCCGGATGGGATAATAATTGTGAGGATGAAAAATATGAAGAAGATGGATTTCATGTCACACTAAAAACAAAACCTGAGGTACTGCATGCTGAAACAAATGCAATCGCTAAGTTGGCAAGGTCTACTGAATCTGGCCTCGGCGCTACTCTTTTTGTCACTCATTCTCCTTGTCTTGACTGCGCAAAACTGGTATTTCAGTCTGGCATTGATTCCGTGTTTTATAGGAATAGTTACCGCAGTGAAGATGGCATACGATTCTTGGAAAAAGCAGGAGTCAAAGTAAATAAGATATGATAAATATGGGGTAAAAACTTCTGGAGAATAATATGCATCTACGAATATTTAATAGCCCAGATAAAAAATTTACTCCATATGTTAGAAGATGCGCATTATTTTACAGTGAATATTTGATTCCAAATAAAAGACTCCGTGATAATTTATCAATCAAAATAAAATTTAATAAAAAAATAAATTATTGGGGTTTAGCATACATAGAAGATTATAATAAAAATAATAAAGCTAGGAACTTTATAATAGAAATACACCCTTGGATAGGAGCAAAAGAAATATTTAAAACACTTGCTCATGAGATGGTACATGTCAGACAGTTTGCAAAGGGGCACACAAATGAAAGTCTTAGTAAATGGAAAGGTGTGCCAATAAACGCAGACACTATCGATTATTATCATCATCCCTGGGAAATGGAAGCATATAGTTTAGAGACTTGTTTGTTTATGAAATATGCCACAAAAGAGCAAATATGGAATGTGTTTAAAGGTATTGGTAATCCTGATCTTCCAATAAAAGAAGAAAAGATAAAATGGAGAAATGACACAGAAGAATGAGAACCGCTTTATTATTAACAGGTAATCCTAGATTTTCAAAATATTTTGATACACAAATACAAAATTTGAAAAATAGTGAAATCGACTGGTATATTGTTTTTTGGAAAAGAGAACCTGGTTTTGATCCAAAAATTTCACATAATTGGTTGAATATAAAAACATCAAAAGATGTTTTGAATAAAATAAAACCTTTTCTTCCTTCCGGGCATCGTATTAAATATATTGAATTGCTTGATCCTAGCGCATACTTAGAATTGCCATATAATTATCAAGATTACTATAGTAATCCTATAAATGTTTGGCAACAATATAAAATACTTCAGTATTGTGATCATTGGAGAAGAGAACTCGATTGTTACGATTTGGTTGTTAGATCAAGAACGGATTTAGGTTTAAGTGAACCAATAGATTTAAAATTGGCGCATTCTTGTTTAGTTAAAACTCCCAATTTAATCTATACACCAAACAATCAAAGAAATGGATATCTTGTGAACATTGGAGATTATCAAACTGGGTTTTGTGATCAATTTGCAATAGGATTGCCACATGTCATGTCAATTTATTGTGACGCAATTGATACATTTCATGATTTATACATGGAAGGAACTAAATATAATCCCGAATACCTACTACAAACTGCACTTTTTAAAAGAAATATATTGTGGCCTACAACAACATTTGAAATTTTGAGAGAAGAGGTACATTGGCAACCAATAGAACATGGTATATGGGCTGAAATATAAAGTGTTGTATTTTAAACACACTGGTTGACAAATTAACCTACACCTGTATAATTACATATATACGATCTTTAAAAAAATTAGGTTTTTCGGAAGCGTGGCAGAGCCCGGTTTATTGCACTAGTTGGAAATACTAATTCTTATAAATAAACATATAGGAGGAAGTATAATGAACTGTCAATATTGCCATAGAGAATTAGTTAACACTGGTGCTTTAACCTTGCACGAAAAACATTGTAAACATAATCCAAATAGAATTCAAAGAACTCGTTCGCCAAATGCGGGCGCAAAGAAAGGATCAACTCCTTGGAATAAAGGAAAGGAAGTTGGTAGATATGAGAAATGGAATGAAAAGTTTTCTTTAGAAAACGTTTTAACCGAGAATAGCACCTACGCTAGACACCATGTGAAACGTAGAATTTTAGAAGAAAATTTAATTGAATATAAATGTCAGTGTTGTGGCATTGGTCCTGAATGGAATGGCAAACCTATGCCATTAATTCTCGATCATATCAATGGCGTAAACAATGACAATAGGTTAGAAAATCTTAGATTTGTGTGTAGCAATTGTGATTCACAGTTAGACACATATAAGTCTAGGAATATAAAGAAAAAAGGTGTTGTGGCAGAGTCCGGTTTATTGCAACTGACTTGAAATCAGTCGAACCAGAAATGGTTCCGTGGGTTCGAATCCTACCAACACCGCCAATTTGGAAACCGTGAGTTCGAATCTCACCGCTTCCGCCAAAATATGGTGAGATGGCCGAGAGGCTTAAGGCAACAGGTTGCTAACCTGTCGGTTCAGGTAACTGGGCCCGTGGGTTCGAATCCCACTCTCACCACCAACGGTAGGTAGCACTGGTGTGCGGCGGGGCCTTATAAACCCTGGAGATCGGTCAGATGGGCTGAAACGGAAGGGATCGTAACCCTTACCTACTACCAAATTTTTGCACAGATGGCAGAGTGTTCTGAGATTATAACGGGTTGGCCGAGAGGTTAGGCTCTAGTCTGCAAAACTAGCCAGGTGGGATCGTTACCCACACCCGTTTCCATTATTCGAACTTACATTTTATATAAATAATAAGTATGTTCGAAAGGAAATAATATGATATGCGAAAACTGTATGTTAGAACATTTAGGCAATTATGCTTCCGGTAGATTTTGTTCTCCCAAATGTTCAAGATCGTATTCCACTAAAAAAGCCAGGAACGATATAAACAACAAAGTGAGTAAAAAACTCCTAGGAAGAAAGCTCACAGATGAGCATAAAAGGAAAATTTTAAGAGTAAAATCTCGTACTGTTTCCGAATGTTTACAATGCAAAAGCAAAATGCATCTTTTACCTAGCGACAAAAGAAAATTCTGTAGTAGGAATTGTTGGGTTAGTTATACCGATTCTAAAAAAACTCAATTTGATGTTTATAAAGAAAAATGTAAATTTGATTTTAATGTTTATGATTTTCCTCATAAATTTAATCTTAGCTTAATAGAAGAGTTTGGATGGTATTCTGCCTCTAACAGCGGTAACAATCTCGATGGAATATCGAGAGATCATATGTTAAGCATAAAAGAAGGATTCGAATTGGGTATAAATCCTGATATTATTAAACATCCCGCAAATTGTAAACTTCTTAGACACTCCGACAATCAAAGAAAAAACACAAAAAGTACACTTTCCTTTGAAGAATTAATTTTAAGAATAAATGAATGGTAAGTTTCGACCTTGTGCTCCAGTTGTAAAAAAACAACAGATAAAAAACAGTTGACAGTGGTACCAATACCTGTATAATTGATTCTGTTGTCG